CACGCCCTGCTGTAGCCATTTAGGTAGATTTTCATAGGATAACTGCAATCTGGATAGAAGTTCCCTTGAGGTCTCCGCTTTGTTTGCAAGAATCGCTATTTTTACGTTTGGGTTGAAAAGAGCATAGTGAAGTAGGTAAGAAACCACAGTTGTTGACTTACCAGTTTGCCTAGGAAGCTTTGCAATATTGAATCTATGCTTGTGAAAATTATCAATTAATTTTTCCTGAAAGTCCCACATTTTAAATGGAACCAAACCTTCGTCAAGAGAAACAATTTTGATATATTTTTTAGCAAAATAAATTGGATCCTCTTGACACTTTAAATATTCTTCTAACTGTTCAGACGTAAATTGCATCTGAACGTTAGAAGGTTTTAGGTTAGGATTACCTTTATAACTAGATCTTTCACTCATAGTAATAATTATGCGTTTTTACTTCTTGGTATAAACACTGTTTTTTGTGGTACTGGTTTTTGATACTGTGGCCCTGTTGTCATTTTTCGTGCCACTTCTGCTTCATGAGGGTTATTAGTTTCATCTCCGAGTTTTCTAATCTTTGCTTGTTTTTTGCGTCGGTTGTGATCTGGATCAATTTCAAAACTTACTGAATCTGCTTCAGCCATAAACTGTGCGAATGATTTACCTTCTTTCATTGTACGGAGTCTCCTTGAATTCATTTCCCATGCCTCTGGTCCATATGAACATTGAGATTTAGTTTCTTCTTTTTCACACAGATGGCAATAGCGTACCTCTTCCTTTTCTTCTTTGACGGCTTTTTTGCCGTTTCTCCATTCTCCTTTAAGTTTTTTTTCCATCTTGAGTAAATGCTTGTAGTAATCTGGAAATTCTGCTATATGCTGAAGTGCAATATTGTAGGCTTCGTCATGCTTGGTGACATGCTCTCTTTCTACAGTAGAACCAATTTCAGCTTGTCTGATAACGTAATCTACTGAGACGCCATGCTTTTTAGCGATCTCTTTTTCTGTAGGAACTCTTTTGTGTGCCATTATCCACCTACAATCTGCACTTCAGTAATGTGTCCTGTAGCAGCGCCATTTCCATCAGGTTTTACAGAAAACTTGATTGAATTGGAAAGAGTTGCAGTTCCAGTGAATGCAGCGTATGCAGATGAATCTAGCGCAACTGTAATTGAAGTATCGGTAACTGCTGTAACTGCTAAGTGTGCAATCCCAGTATTGTATGCAGCAACGGAAGATCCAGTAAGAGTTACATAATCACCAACTGCAAAAGGATGCCCAGGAGTACCAGTATCAAGTGGAATATTCATTACAGTATTTGTTGCTCCTTTAGTGATTGAAGTAATTCTTACCTTTTTAGGAGTTGCACACTTTACAATTTCAGAATTTTCTTTTGGAATATGAAAATCATTTCCATCTACTGCAGTTGGATTGCCACCCCAAGCAACATGAATTGCGTCACTTGCATCAGCAGTGAAACGATAGATTCCACTTCTAACAATGACAGCTGCAGATTGAACAGCATTGCCACCAGTGCAAGCTACTGCAGAAATATTTTGCACAACTTTAAGTACAGACATTAAAATACTCCTATTCTTCTATATTATTTATTTTTGATTGTTTTAGAAATTTTTGAAGTTCTGCAGTAGATCCAACAAACATAGTATTATTAATAGTAGATGGACCCTTCTGAGGAACATCTCCTTCAATAGTTTTCATTTTCTTTTGGAGATCAATGAGTTTATCAGTCATATCTGACACATGTTTCATCCCCTGGAAAGCAACTTCATATGCTCTTGGGTGATCACTACTTGAAGCTACGTCTATAATTCCGTCTATAGCTTTTTGACCTTTTTGAATTAACTTGTATAGTTGATTTCTGCTATACTGATAATCGGATTCAATATGATCCAAGTCTGAATCTACTTCTACAATTTCTGTAGAGTCATCAAAATCTTTAGGGATTATATTAAAGGCATCGTCTAAATTATCGTATGTTGGCATAATTAGTTAGTCCAAATTTCATTAAATCCAAAATTGTCATCTGCTTCAACTAATAAATCATCTGCAGAATTAATTTGACCATCATCATTTAAATCTTCCAATGCTTTAGGAGTCACACTATAAGTCACATACCTATTAGCATTGATAGCAGTTCCGATATCAATATTGACTTTTTTGATAACATCAGAAGTAGTGACGGGACCGTAAATATAACTTTTGGCGGTAAATGTTAAAGTATAAATAATTGTTCTTCTTTGAGTAAAGTCTCCTTCATAATCATCTTGAATAGAAACATTATTCAATAAAATTGGAATATCTTTCTTCTCACTGGTTTCTGCTACCATGTTAATAGTAATTGAAAAGTATGGCTGGAAGAAAGGTAAAATTTGTTCTATAATTTGAACAGCATCATCATTATTTTTACTAATAATTCCGACTTCAAAATCTAAATTGTATGGAACCGGTAAGTAATGTGAATAACTTTTTTCAGTTTCACCTGATTTTGCAGTTCTGCATACTTGAGTTGGTCCAAGTTTTCTTGATGCATCATATGAAATTGACTTTAGCTCAAAAGAAATTCTTGGTAACTGAATTTGAGTTGGTCTCCTCTTATCTAAATCTGATTCTGCTTCTACTCTTGCAAGAAACTTTTCCATGGGTCCGTATGCAAGAGGAACCTTAATTGTTTGTTTAACAACTCCATCTTTATCTTTACGACGAAGTTCTATATTGTTGAACAAAGTTCCAAATCCAATAATAGTTTTACGAATAGATTCGTTATAAAAATGTGTACCTAACATTAAAAATCTCCCATATTTGAATATTCACCAAATGGATTTTTTTCAGACCAGTCAATAATTTGATCTGCCTCATCTTCAAACCATTTGTTTTCATTGAAATCATCATTATCATTTTCTATAGAACTGAACGAATAAATTGCCCATTCAGCTCCACTGGATTGTCCAATTAATAAATCATTATCAACAAACGTTCCTACTATATCTATAACCTCAATCTGTTTAGCACTAACATCATAACGTACTACTTCCGCAGTTGCACCACTAACAGAACCAACTACAGTTTCTTTATATAAATAAGTTCCTTTTGGTACTAATATTGCCTGTGCAGTTGCCCCAGTTCCTGCTCCATTGATTGCAATTCCTGGAACTGTATTGTATCCTAATCCTGGATTAGTTACATTTATAGCAACAACTTTTCCAGCAGATATAGTTGCAGAAGCAGTAGCCATAACAGTTTGTCCAACTGAACCAAACGCTACTGTAGTAGATGCAGCAATGTAATTATTTCCTTGATTTGTAACATTAATTTGTTTAATTCCATCACTAAGTTGAAATGTAATAGAATATCCTTCAGATCTTCTAATTTTATCTATTTCAGATACTCCAGTATCTAACCTTTCACTGGAGTCTTCCATAACTTCACAGACCAATTGATATGTTGCAATTTGTCCTAATTGCCTAAATGGTTTATTGTGCTCTACAAATTTAATTTGAAATAATTGATTTGTCAGTGGAAAATAAATTACATCGCCCTCATTAGGTCTTTTATTAGTAATTAAATTGTTTGAATTATCTATTAAATCTTCCCATCTTCTTTTTGAAATTATAAACGTAGCTTCTTCTGCAATTCTTACTCCAAATTTAGTTAATAATGTTCCTTCTCCCGTAAATCCTTCATAGTTTGATAGGTACATTTCAATCATATAATTTTCATCAAACTTAACTAATGTATCTTCTCCGAATAAGCGATCTGATATGTCAACTTCTCTTGGTAAATAATAAACATCAAATCCATATATTTTCAAAGACTCTATGATTAAATCTTCATAGAGTCTTTGTTCAGATGAAGTTCCGTGGGAAAAGTAAACGTTTTTCATTATCCTACCATATCAAGTGGTGGTAAGGAATAAGTTGTCATTAAACTTTCTTCCAATTTATCTATTTCTTGTGTTGCGTCATCATATAATTGACGACCATTAAATGTTACTCCACCTGGCATTTGAATTCCTTCAAATTTTGATAAATTTTGGCCCCATTGTTTTTTTATCAATGCAGTAGTATATTTTTTAAGCCAGATATCATCATACATTTTAGTGAAATCATTTGGATTCAAAGCACGATAACAATCTATTACAATAAAATCATCGACTGATTGCATACCCCAATCTAGATCTACGTATAATCTATTTTGAACTTTAGTATATCTAATATCTTTGTTTCCTTCTAACATAAAATCCAAGGTCTCAAGATATGTCAAAACCATATAATAATTCATAATATCATATGAATAAAAATTATAAAAATCATTCAAAAAAAACTGATATCTAAAACCAAACATATTATTGACAAAGGCATTAGATACTTTAAAAATACCTTGAATTCCAATGACATGATCTGGAACTGTTAGATATCCTCTACCTTCTTCAAAATTTAATGTTCTTGAATTGTCAGAATCATTTGTATCAGTTTTAGTTGTAGTAAAATTACGTTTTTTGCCGTTATCAATATCTTCTTGAGTAAGTTTGTATTTTAGATACATTCTTTCCATGCCATCAAATGCTCTATTATTAAACATCTGAATAGCATCATCAATTAGGTCTTCAATTTGATCATCGTCCACATTAATTTCAATCACTGGCTTCCCAAGTTTACGAAGACAATATTCTTTTAATTGTGTTCTACTACTTGGTTTTGCCATTATTCTGACCTTTTAGATTTGGTTGGTTCTTTTTCAATTTTTGGAGGTTCATCAAATGATCCTCCATCCGAAACACTAGCTTCTTTAGACATATTATTAATGACATTGGTGAGGTAAATTATTTTAGCCTCAAACATGATATTTTGTGATGTCAACTCAGTAATTCTTTTTTGCATCACTGATAATAAATTGCTTATTTCATCTTGATTCATAATTTATCTCCTAGTAGCTTCCTCCATCAATAGTTGTAGTCCAAACTGGAACTCCAGAACTATTTACAGTTAAAATTTGATATGATGTAGTAACATCAGAACCTGTACCAGGGCTTGCCATATTTGCAGCTGCTGTTGAGGTTAAACGTTTATATGAATCAAAAAATGGAATTCCTTTATTTACGCCATCATCTAATTTGACTGTCTTAAAATATGCACTCCCCTTTGTTCCAGAAAATACATTACTATTATTTGTAGCTTCTGGGATGTATGTAAAATAATATGTGGTCACATCCTCAGATTCTCCAGATTCATCATATCCAAAAAATCCAGTTTTCAAACTTTGATTATAGTATTTAAATTCAATACCACGATCCATATTATCGTCTGTTGCCTGGGTAAATGTAAATTCAGTTCCGCTTAAAATAGCTCCAGTAATTGCTGAACTTAATGTAATTTGAGTAGATGAATTTACTGTAATAGTAGTTCCATTTGCAATATTTGAATTTCCAGTAATTAAATCACCAGTATTTAATCCAGTAGTATTGTCTAAAGTTAAAGTTGTAGCTCCATTTGATGCATCAGCAGTAAGTACTTTATCACTAACTGAATCCCCTAATGTAATAGTTGGGTCATTTATAGTAATTGAATTTGAATTTACAGTGGTTGTAGTTCCACTAATTTTTAAATTTCCTCTTACTACAACATCTCCTCCTGATGCACCTCCCGCAGGAAATGGGTCAATAACAATAGTTTGCCCATTAGCATCTCCAGAAATAGTAGCACCCTTTATTCTAATATCACCAAAATCTACTGTAGTTGATGATGTACCTAAATTTACTGTTGTGGCTGCACCAAACGCATTAATAGTAGTTGCAGTCGCATTTAGTAAATTAAATGTATTTGATCCTGTGGTCAAACTTGATCCATCAATATTTAAATTATTATCAATATCAACATTTGCGGTGGAAAATTGAATAAGTTCTGAATTATCAGTTGTGATAATATTAATATATCTATTATTGCCCTCTTTAATAGAAAATGAATTTGAAATATTATCTTTTATATTTACATTAGTCGCAGAGTTAGATACGATAATATCTCCACCCTGAACAGTTAAATCTGCAGTTACAGTTAAATCAGAAACTGAAAATGTATTAAGAACACTTAAAGTATTAACAGTTGCAGTTCCACCTACATGTAAATTTCCTGCAATTCCAACTCCTCCACTTATAGTTAGTGCGCCTGTAGTTGATGATGTTGATGCTGTGATATCATTGATTTTAATCGCAACATTATCTGCAAAATTCCAGTCTGCACCTGTAATTTCTAATCTATCATCAGTAGCTTCATCATACGTAATTTTTGTATCTTTACTTGTACCAAAAGTTAAAAATGTATTATCTGGTATTACTATTTCTCCGTTTCCATTTGGGGAAATATTAATATCTCCATCTGAATTAGTAGATGATATTACATTTCCATCTAATCTAAGATTATCTACATTCCAAACATTAATTTTATTTGCGGAATCAACAATTACAGCAGAATTTGCAGTCAGTGTTCCATGCCCATGATCTAGTAAATCAGTGAAATATTTTCCTCCAATAGCTTCAATATTTGCTGCCAATCCACCAGTTTCTGTTCCAGTGCCAAGAAACAATTTTCCATATGATGTCACTGATGCGTTTTGTGCATCAGTATAAGTAGAAGTTCCCCAAGAATATCCTAATTCTCCTTGCCCCAAATTTGGAACATTAGAAGTACTGGATCTTTTTATTTTGATGAGAGTTGACATGGTTTGTACCTATGGTAAATTAATAGTTTCCTGCATCAATAGTAAGACCAGATGCATCTAGTTTATTAGTTGCATTCCAAGTTTGAGTAGTGGCATCATATTGCAACAACGCTCCATTTTGAGCATTACTTGCATTAACATCACCCAAAAAATATAATCTTTGAGTAGTATTAGTTGCAATAGTAATAACTTGTGGTTGGTTTAGAACTTCTATTTGGGCTCTCATGTTACTCCTGGATTAATGGTAATGATTCCTTCTATTACTCTAACTTTTTTCCCGGAAGAATCTTCGATTACTATATCGTATAAATATCTTCCTTGCTCCATAGAAGAAGTTTGTGCCGAAGTAAGAGCAATTATAATAATACCAGTACTTCTATTTGAGTTAAATGTCACATTAAATGTGACAGAAGTAGAACTATAATATGATTTTTTTATTTTTGCAGAAGCCGTATACCCAGTTAAATTCCACGGAGCATTGTTATCATCATATACAGTAAGCTGTGCATTGAAATCAGTTCCCTGATCAACCGATAAATTTTTTACCGCTGCCATGAAGAAGCCACTAGAATATAGATTTCAATATTATTTATAATAATAGTTCATTTCTTAATTAACAAATTCATTACTACATGTTGTTGCATGTGATACAATCTAGCAAATTCCTTTGCGATTTGTTTGGCCCCTTCTTCATTCAATGTATCAATATCATTATAAATTTTCTGAAGAGTAAATTGTTTAGTGAGAGGTAGATCGTTCATTTAATTCTAATAGCAAATTTTTAATTTGAGTCATTTCAGATTTTAAATTATGTAGATCATTTTCAATTTGATTAATTTTATCGAATTTGGTTTTTCGATTTTGATAACTTTTCATGTATGACTCATATTCATATAAGTTATCATTTATTATGGCACCACTTTCAACATCTCTATATAGACCTGGATGACCATCTACCATTAATTTTTTCATAATTTTAAACTGCGAGAGAGATAGCTCTAAAGTTTCTAATTTTAATGATATTTGTTTGATCTTCTGCAATCATGCAAATTTTCACTGCGTATTGTTTAAATTCTGGTAAATTTTTCAATTCAAATTCAAAGGCTTTATAATCATTTGAATTTGAAGATTTTGGATATGATAGGGATGGCACTTCAACATAACCACTCTGATTAAATGAAGTTAAATTGCCATCTCCAACAGCTTTAACAAATACTTTTATGTCAGAATAAGATCCATTTAAACCTTGAGTTCTAACTGCATCAAAGAATACTTTAATTGATGTAGAAACTCCTTCTAAAGTAACTTTTTTAGTTATATATGATGAATAAAATCCAGATGACGGAGTTAATTCTGCTGAAATATCAATATCATTATCTATAAGTTTTTTACTCAATCTGTTTGATACTGTATTAATAGAGGACCCATATAGTTCTATGATAGGACTTACATTATCAGAAGATGAAGACATATTTACATTTAATTTCAATGTAGTCGGGGATCCTGGATAATATACTGCAGTATTTGGGGAAGAAGCAATCAATCTAGATGAATTCATTTTACAATATTTTTTATTTTCAATGGATTCTTGATTTAATTGACTAAATGAATTCTTAGGTCCATATAAAGAACTTCCACTTACACTAGTAAATGTTATAGACATATCCGTAGATGGAAGAACTAAATTATTTAAATTTGGATATAATTCTTCATATTGAATATTTCTAGAAGCTTTTGCAGTATCTCCTCCACTTCTTAAATCTAATGATGCTTTACTGATAGTTGAAATTTTATAATTATCAAAATCTATTACATCTACTATTTTATGTACTTTATTAATTTCTATTAATGGAATGCCATTTAAATTATAACACATTACAGGAGAATTTAAAGAATGGCCAGTTGCAACAGTACCGGCAATACCTCTTTCCGAAACACTTAATGTATTTCCTGATTTTGAAGTATATTTTATAATTTCATTATCTATCATTAAATATCCAGGATTAGAAGCACTGACTGGAAATCCATTAACTGTTTGCCATGTAGTTGATGATGCATTTCCTACCGTAATATTTCCAATGTATGTGGATGTAATTGAAGTATTTAATATTGTTGCAGGTGCATCTGAAGTAATACCTGAAATTCTAACATAATTTTGTGTAGTATTCATACAATGATTTGGCTGGAACACAGTAATATCAGATGAATTTAAAGTCATTTGCAGCGGACTTTGAATTAAAGTCACATCTGCAACTGGATCATTATTTAAAACGCATGTATATGTTGAATTTGTAGCAAATTTTGCTCTATTGATAGTAAATTTAATATCTTCAAATTGATCTGGAGTCCATGTAGACATATTCTGAGATTTAAATAGTGATCCAGAATATGGTTGTTTATCAATAGCGTATGAAGTAGTTACATCAGCTTCATTAAGTCTAGAAATCCAAATTTTGTATAATTTTGAATCACTTTTTACTACAAATGCATAATACGTATCTTGATTTAAATATACTAAAGATGGAAATGTAAATTTGGTCGCACGAGAAGCATCGGAAGAAATGTTTACATTAGATGCCTGAACTATTGCAACTGAGTTTGGAACTACAGTATTAGTAAGTGTTCCGTTTTCCATTGTTCTAATTTCGATAGAAACTGGAGTTGTGGAATCTTTTGACTGAAAATATAAATCAATTGAAGATAGGAACACTCCACCCTGAGAATCTACATAGAATGATTGAGCTACTGGATCTCCTCCACCAGCCGGTGGAGGTGGTGGTGGGAATGCAATAAATCTTACTGTGGTTCCTCTAATTGGACCAGAAGAAATTTCTGGCAAATCCAGCGACATAACGTTACTGGTTAAATTCACAGTAGTTCCTAAAGTATCATATGTAGCTACTGCACTAGTCTCGGAAATACCATAAATTGAAGTTCCAGTAACTTGGTCGCAAACTTTAAAGGATAAGTTGCCAGTCTCAAAAGTATCTGGAGGAATTACTAGAAATGCTTCCAAGCTACCAGCTGCATCTGTTTTAACTCTGGCTAAATTTAGTAAAGTTACTTTTCCAATTGCACCAGAAGTTTCTCCAATAATATAAAATGTAGAATTTAAAATTGTTGGATTTAACTGAGTTCCATCAGACGTAGTTGGTGGCTGTATTGATAGATATGTACTAGATGAAGTATAATTTCCCAGCGATGAACTAATTACAGTAGTTTCTATAGTAGTTGATTCTGGAGGAGTAGTTACTGTATTAGTATTGGATAAAAATACCTTTTCTCCAATTACAAAAGTTCCAGTCCTCTCGGTCATATCAATAATGTCCAGTGGAAAAATCATTTCATCATGTAGAACTTCATCAACAAAGAAATGAATTACAGTATTGGCTTTTAACTTATTGGCACTTAAATAAACTAGTCTAGAACGAACAAACCTGTTTACTTCAATATTATTAATACTATCTCCAACTTCAATATCTTGAGTAAATGTTGTAAATGTATTGTCTACTTCTCCAACATTACTAACATTTAATGTTCCCCCTGCAACTTGAAGTCTAGGAACAATATTTCTATTCCAATCATTCCATTGATCTGCTAATGCAGTTGTGCGATCAAATAGTGCTCTAAAAGGAGTGCTTAAATCTATTTGTTGAGTGTTAGTCTCAGTTCTAACAGTATCAAACCATACATCTTTATTTGGTTGTAAATTAATTTCTCCATTCCATGAAATAACTTCAAATGGTTGTAGATTTTCTACTCTACTAGCGTATTGCTGACTAATATATTCATTTTCAGTGTACGGTAAAGTTACTATAGATCCTGACTTTACTGTAGTTGATGCTTGATCATAATTTACTCCAATTTTAGTTGCATATGGATATGGCCTCAATATTGCATTATCAGTATCAATAGATGCAGTATAATTAACATTATTTAAATCTGCAAAATCAGTAGTTTTAAAATTATCTGCAATAAATCCAGTTTTAAATCTATTATTTCCAAATTCATCTAGTATTAATAAACTGTTGGTTCCAATTTCTAGTAGATTTAATGATGTTAAATTTTCTACGGTTTCTAAACGTTTATCAATTGATGAAATATCTTTCATTGTATAACGTTTAAAATCACTAATTTTAACACTTGCCAGAGAAGCATCCTTCATGTATGGTGGAATTGTTACTGTAGCCAGTAACAATGAATTTTGAACTTCTTGAGGTTCTTGTGGAAAATTAGATTCGGATCCTTTTAGTACTAATAGATTGTTATTTTCATCTAAAAATATTTTATCAATTCTTCCAAGATAATAATCATAATCTGCACTAATAATTTCACCTGGATATGTAAATGCAGTAATTGGTCTATTTGAAAGAGATATAGAATTAAACAAATCAAATGCAGAATTAGTTTCTACAAAAGGAGATGATAATGTGCCAGAAGTTCCTGAAACTGAAGACGGTAGAGTTTCATATCTAAAATCTACAATATCAGTGTACGCAATCCCATTATATGTTGTGGGTGTAGTTGAAAATGGTTCTTCCGTAAAATTATATGAATTTGCAGTGTAAAAATCATTCGATGTATTGGAATGAATATAATAATCAAATATTACAATAAATTTATTTGTTGGAATTGGCCTTCCATCGTTTCTAACTAATTTTGAAATATTATAAAATTCAGTGGAATCATTCTTAACTAAATTAAAATTGTTTGTAATATCTATGTAATTTCCATGTGTAACTGAAGTAATAAATTTACCTTGCACATTAGAATTTCCTGCGACTACAATTTCTAGAGGTTGAGTAAATGTAACTGGAAATTTATTGGATGTTAAATATTTAATATATAATGTATTTCCACTTATAGAAATAACTCTAGCATTAGCTAATTCATAATAAATTATATCTCCTACTTGTATTTGGCTTGAGCTATTTACTACAACTTTATCAAATAAAGATGTATTTGCATCTGATGCAGATGTAGCTTCATGTATTGCATGAATTCTATATACATCAGCAAATTTTAATGAAATTTCTTTATCTGAAATTCTAGTTCCATATTTGACGTTTGAACTATTTTTTTGCTTATCTACCAATAAACATGTAAATTTATTTGCGGTTTTGAGTTTTAATGATGGATTATTTACTCTTACTTTATATGTAACTAATACTGAAGACCCAATTAATGTACTATCAACGTCTAAACGCACACTATTTGACTGAGAAGATTCGTTTACTGTATAATTAATATTTCCTGTGGAACTATTTGAAACACTTATATCTCCGGTTGATATAGAATAATCTGAAGTTGTTGAAATGATAATAGACGCACTTGAGCTGACAACTTTAAGTTCATTTACTATTTTATAATATGATAAATCTGTTGTTTCTTTAACCGTATTTGGAAATTTAGAAAAGAAATTTGCTCCAAAAGTTTTTAATTTTGGAACTAATTTTTTAATAGAATAATAATTTCCATTTCCAATACCAGGAGAAGATAGAGTTACCGATTCTCCTGAAATTGACTGTATTGTAACAATACTAGTTGCAATTTCAAGTTTCATTCCAGCTTTTAAATCTCTTGAAAAATTAGTAGAGATTCCAGTTAAAATATTATTTGATACTGTAAATGAAGATCCAGAAATTGAAATTTTTTCCAATTCTAATTCAGCAGTTGCTCCATTGGATGTAATAATTGAAGTTATATTTTCAATTTTATAATTTACTGCACTATTAATAATGTATGATGCTGAATTATTACTATTAGTAAATGATACTCCACTGGAAAAATCTCCAGTGGTTTGTCGCACAGTAATGTTGTTGCCAGTTATTCCATGAACAACGCCTTGATTTCCATTAGATCCAAAAATAAAATCTCCAACTACTAAAGCTGGATTTGTGTCAAATGTAGTGATAGTAGAAAATAACGTAACATCACAAACAAATAGTCTTCCACTAGAAATTAATCCCAACGATCTACACTGACCAATTTGAGTTCCTGAACTTAATAATTGAATTGTAGCTCCAAATGGAATTACTCCACCTGTAATGGTATTAACCTTTAATGTAAAATAATTACCAAAAATTGAAGAAATTCCTTGATTATTCAAAGATAAAAATGATCTAGGTTTTTCTACTGTTAAATATTTTTTACTTGTATTGGTAAGTTCATATCCTTTCACGTATGCCTTTAGTGGATCTAGTTCAATAGTATAGTAATCTAACCCATTAATTGCATTACCATCTTCTGCAGTTACAGGTCGATTTAATATTTTTTTTCCATCTGGAAGTGTATCATTTAATTTATAGACTCCATTATTCTTTCCAGTATTATAAGTTTCACGAATTCTAAGATTAATATCATTAAGAGTATAATTTCCAGACTCATCATAAGTTCGTCTAGCTAAGTTTTTTTCTAATTCATCGTAAACTGAAACTTCAACTTGTTCAACTAACTTTCCTCCATCCAGTCTAAGTAATTCAATAAATGCCGAGTCAGTTCCAAAATTAATATCTTGTTTTGTCAGTACTGCATCTATTTGTAATCTGTCTGCACCCGGAGCAGTGTAGTTGGAAGAACCAACAGCATTATCATACAAAGTAGAATCTGTTTCTGCAGTTACTATAGACTCTTGTATAGATAACCCAATTTTATAAGATGGATAGTTGGAATATTGATCTAATATAATAGTTTGTGTAGGTACAGTTACAAAAAATCCACGAATAAAAAATATTCCTTCTGTGATGTAAGCAGCACTTCCAACATAATCTGTAGCATTTTGAGATGCTGTCACTGCTACTGGATTATTAAATTCATCGACTAAAATTTCACCACTAGCAAATTTGGCAAACTGAGTTCCATTTACAATATTTCCAGATGAAATATATTTTACATACAATGTAGCTACGGATTTTTCAGATTCTTCAGCACTAATACTATTAACTACAGTTGCAACTACATTACTTGTTAATCCTCTAACAGTCTTTTCAACTAAATTTTCTCTAATAGTTTCAAAACTAATAGAGTTTACAGTTGGCTGTACTAATACTGCATGATATTGAGTATTATAACCTGTTTGGCCAGGAATAACTACCGAACCTTCTTTAAATACATGCTGTCCAAATTTTTCAATTTGATATTGTAGCATAGACTGCAGAGTGGTTAACTCTCTAGCCTGCACAGGATAGTTTGGCTTGAATAATACCTTATAAAATTTTTTATTTTCAGTAAAATCATCAAAGTATGGTTGCAAACTAAGATCTGTATTTTGCATCTATTTAACCTTCAAATTTTTTGTTCTTTTTATTATTTATTTTAAAACTCGATAACCAATTTAACATCTTCAATTTGATCATTAGAACGGAATACTGGTTTTCTATTTTCAACATATAAAATATTGCCACTATATGGAGTTATTTCGGAAGTAAAATAACCATTTGTAAACTGAATTGCAGGTAGCCCTGCGATTGTACCTGTGAATGCAGAGTCCGGTGTAGCAGACCCAGTTGAGCTAGAAATTGCAGAATTTCCTTCAAATGCAATCAATTTATTTTTGCTGCCTACAGATTCTTGAGCTGCTGAAATATATTCATTTTGATAATATCTTAAAACTTTGTTTATTGTATCCCAATGAATAACTCTTCCTTTTGCTTCATATGTAACTCCATTGACTGTTCTAGTTTGAGTTATAATTTCACCATTTAAAAATGTAGTTGTTTCTGGTGTAGTGTCTAAAAATTTAACTGCTTTACACACTGTTCCAGTAGTTTCAACAAAATCTAAACTACTAATTTGAGGATCTTCGATAAGTCCAAATCTTCTAAACTCCATGTTAACTGGAATATCACCATTGCCATCTAAGAATTCAATACTTTTATTAATCATCACCCTATATCCACCTAATTCACTAAGTGCATTTTTGCCATGGCCCCCTGGAGGAGAAATAATTGGGATAATATTTGCTGTAGTTGCATTTATTCCCAATCCCACTATAGAACCACTTAAATTACTTGTAGAATAGCATTTGGATAAATCAATATATCCAAATGTATATCCAGTACCTACTGCAGAAACGGATGCATTAGTAATTACTCCTGAAGAGATTGTAATTTGAACAATACCTCCTGTTCCATTTCCATCAATACTAGTATAAACAGTTCCAGATGTAGTGCTGCCGTTAATAACAAGTCCAGAACCAGCATTTTGAATAAGTACTTGATCAATTGAACCGGAAATTGCAGCATTTACAACTGTAGATTCTATTTTAACTGGAATAAAATCTGTAGACACAAATTTGATATAATCTGCAACTCCTATAGTATACATATATTTCCATCTATATCCATCCCCAGTAGTTTGTATAGTTGGAGTAGTTGCAGATGGTTTTACGGTTGATGGTTTTCCATTAGGATATGCCCCCCCAGCTGGAGTCTGGCCATTGTAAATACATTTGTATACACGAAAATCGTCAGTCAGCACATAAAAACTAGAATCATATAATTTTGGTTGTAGTGATGCTTTAGCTAAATTTGATGGTCCATAATCATGCCTATACATATCATATACAATTCCAGATTGCCAATTTCTTTTACGAATTACATGAGAAACATCTGCTGGCTGAATTCGTTTAATTGCTATCATATCATCATAAATTTCATTTAGTTCATCTAAGTTATCGACTGGATTTGGGGGTGTTTGATCACTAACTGATGATAACGAACCATATTTTTCTTTGATTGTGCCATTCACATCATTCCAATTATAAGATCTTCCAATGAACAAATATATTTTACTTCTATATGCCTGAGCACTAGTAGAAGAATCTACATCTTGAGTTTGGCCTGTAAAAGGCTCTGCAAGTGATTCTATAAATTGTTGTGCTGCAAACACTCTAAAATTATCAGTTACTAAAGAAGGCATTAGTTTTATCCTTGTAGTTAGTCTTTTGTATAATTATTTATTTAAATAAACCCATCAAAATACACGAGTGTATTTTGCGTATGTGAAGTTGCATTTGACCCTCGTGTACATCCAAATAAACGTGGATATGCTTCATCTGTATTAATAATGGTATATTCTATTATTTCAGAGTCTATGATAACTTTATAACTATCATAACCTTCACCTTTATTCTTTAAATTTATAGATGTTATAGTTCCAGAAGAATTTAGTACAGGTTCGATAATACATCCAAATCCCCCACCTCCAACAACTTTAATTTCTATATCTTTCTCATTATAATTGCTGCCACCATTTATAAGTTGTACTTTAGTTACTCTGCCATTGCTAACAAATGGTATAAATGTTGCGCCAGAACCAGTAGATGAATTTACAGTAATTTGAATATTACTAGATCCAAATCTATAGGAATTAAAAATTTTAACAAATTCTTGACTAGAATTCATTGTTTCATTCAATTTAGTTGCAAATGTAACAGAAGATTTACTAGTTAAATTTTGTTGCTCTACGTATGAGTATGCAGTAGCAACTACTGTAGGATTAACATATTGATCATATCCTTCAATTTGAATTTTTACAGGTCCAACTACAGCATTTCCAGAATTTATATCTATGGTAGCACTTCCTACCGCATTGTATCCAGAACCCTTTGCAACTAATATAACTGGGTCTGTATAATTATTTCCCCCAGCAGTAATATTAAAACTAGTAACTTTACCATTTGCTATAGTAGTATTTGCACTAAACCCAGAAGCTTTATTTCCGGTGTATGGCTCAGTTTTTAATACCGTAGGTGATAGTACCGAAGTTACTATTCTAGAATTTTCTTCTCCATCAATTGCTAATGTATCTCCTGGGGAAATTTGATATGAAATATCTGTTGTATTTACATCAGAATAAGTTCCCCTAAAATCTAAAATTGTTAACTTATTAGTTCCAGTGATATTATTAGTAAATACTATTTTGTTATTATCAATATAATAATCATACAATGGACTTTGAATATTTCCATTTTTAATAACTAAAATTTGATTTTCATGTTTTCTTGGCCTTTCTATAACTGCATTTGGGTAATAATCTGTGGCATCTATTTTCTTTAAATTATATACTTTACCCCCAAACCCGGAAGTAATGGTTTGTAATTTTAGGAATGACCCTACAGATTTAACTGAAATTATATCTGTACTAACTGGAGCAGTTGTAAACTGAATTTGACTATTATTATCTCCCTGTAATGTATAGTCTACACCAGGGTCAAGAATTTTGCCATTTTTAGTTATGATAATACTTGATTCAGAAGCTATTGAATCGTTTTCTATAGTTCCAACTGGGGTAAAGTTTTGCTCATTTAAGAACATATTGAATTTAGTGTTTACTCCATTATATGGAGTATTGATTTGATCAAGTAATTTTATGAGTCCTTCAAATTTAATTCCAAATAGTGTGCTACTTATATTTTGAGTAATATTTAAATCTACATTGTTGGTATTTACATATGAGAAATTTTGTAGTTCTTCAAAACACCATTGTGTTGTGCCAAAAATACATAAATTTGATCTTTCTGCCGTAGAAATAGACTGACTCAGTGTATATCTATTAGCTGTTCCAGTTGCTGTTAAATTTACTACAGTATTACCGTGCATTCTAACCATGAAGATAACATCAGTAGGATTTGGAGGTTGAGTAAAGTACACCATACCCCTTTGTGAAGATAACGTATATTGAACTCCAGGATGTTGAATTCTCCCATTTATTGATACTAAAATATCTGCATCTGTTACAATATCTGCAACAACTAAATTATTATTATTGTAATAGGTTCTAAATTTAGTTCTATATCCATCAGTATAATCGTCAAATTTATCAATAGTTGTTGTAGCTACAGTTTTTATAACAAATGCATTTGTAATTGGTATATTTTCACTTAAAGTTATAGTATTTCCAGATATAGTAAAATTGTCGTTGTAAAATTGATTAGTTCCATCTAAGTATACAATTATATTTTTATATTGTTCTGGGGGAATTGATGATGCTAATGTAATTGTAGTTCCATTAATATTTGTAATTGAAATTTTATCATTTCCATGGCAATATAGTAGGTATATGTCATCCTCAACAGTTATGTTCGTAGTAAATGTAATAAATCCATTACCTGTAGTGTAATCAACTTCAGGATTTTGAACAATACCATTTCGTAGAAGTAGAATATCTGAAATTTCAACTGGATTTACACTAGAATAATTTGAAAGTAATTTATAAGTTGATTTTGAATAATTATCATCAAAATCATCTATAATTTCTGTTTCATTAGAACCAATTTGATAAATGTGCACTTCACTACCAGCTAATATTCCAGGAATAGTAATTAATGACCCAGATACAGAATATGAAGTAGTAGGTAATTGATATACACCATTTATACTGACAATTAAATCTGAATTAATTGGAGGTTCGGTGGCTATCGGTGATCCATTTATTTGTAAACTATAAGTTTCAACTCCAGAAACAGTAGTAATCGTATCAAAAGTTCTTTTTTGATTTTGAAACGCTAATATTGTAACATTATCAAATGATAAACTAACAAATCCTGCAAAAATTAATCTATTTGTGCCACTATCAAAACTCCAAGAATTTCCTACTTGTAGAGTTCCATTTACAAAAATTAAAAGTGTGTTAATATCTACTGCTGGAGTTTGACTTGTATATTGTAAAGTCGTAGTATTATATTGTGTAAATCTATTTGTAATATTAACTAAATCATTTGATTTATAATTTACAATATGCAATGGCTCTTGTGTGGTCAATGGAGAGTCAAATTGAATATATCTTGCATTAGAATTTCCTCCAATAGTATAATCTACATCTGGTTTTTGATAAACTCCATTTCTAGTAATTATCAAATTACTAGAACTATACACTTGAGAACTAACATAGTTTGTTGTTAATGCAAAAGTAGTTCTCACTCCATCTATCTGTTTAAATGTATCTATTGCAAAATTTTGATTTATACCATTATATGCATAATAGCAATATATGTTATCAGTTAAAAGTGGAGCATCGGAGAAGGTAATATTTGAACCAGATATAGTATAATCAATTCCCGGTTTTTGATATACTCCGTTTCTAACAACAAACAAATGATATACTGAGATTGGAGTAAATAAAATTCCGTCTATTGAAATTGGCCAAGTAGTTCTTATTCCGTCAAAAAATTGTAAAGTGTCTAATAATACATTTTTAGTATTTGCTGGAGATAATTGTCTATTAAAACGTAAAATATTATAAGTATCGGAATTTGCAGGCGCAGTTTGAAATGTTATTTTATTTTGAGATACGGAATGAGTTTGTAAATCTGGTCTTAATAACGAATTATTTTTTATTGCAAATACATCACCAGTATTATTTGTATATTGTGGAACTCCTTTATCAGATAAATTAAAAGTTTTTCTAGAAGAATTTTGAACTACATTTAATCTATCAAGGTTAGCCCCTTTAGATGTTAAATTATTTGCAAAATATTTGCTGTTAAAATCAATAATAGTACATTTATTTGATGATGTGTACGTTTGCACAAAAGTAATAGACGAACCAGTAACTGAATATTGATCATGATCTAAAACATTATTATCAATATTAACTATTAAATTAATTTCTCCATTAATTGGAGTGTATGTAAGACCATTTCTATATGTTAAATTAAATGTTTTTGAAAACCCATTAAATATAATAGGATTCAAAACTTCAACATAACTGGTTGAATATTCAGGGCTAGAATACATAAATTTAGTATCTATGCCATATACAGTATCTGAATTTTCAGTATATACTGTACCATCAAGTAAATTTTTTGTTATTTCGTATGTTGATTTTGGAGATTTACTTGAATTGGCTTCAAGGTATTCGGTTAATTTTTGTAAATTTATTGGCTTTACATCAATAATTTTGCGGGTATTAATATCCCCTATATCTACAATTGAACAAGTTACATTTTCATCAATATACCATCCTACTAAATTTACAAAAGGATTATTAATTAAATTGCTAAAGATTAACTGATTTCCGCTTAAAGAATAATTGGCTAATGGAGATAAATGAGTTTGATACACTCCATTAACAAATATCATCAAATTACATGTTGTTGATGGAGTGTAATTTATAGTATAATTAGCACCAGCTCCTGTAAATGTTAAAGCTTTTAAATTTGGATGGTATAAAACATTAAGATTATCAGCTTCTGATAATGTAATTGAATTAAACGTTAAAATATTTCCACTGAGAGTAAACGCTGTTTGTGCTTGTACAACACCATTAATTGAAATTATAAGTTGTTCTTTAGACGATGGAACTACTGGACTTGAATTCGCAGTTAATGTTACTTGATTTGAAAATAAAGTAGTTGTTAAAATTTGAAACGGACTTTGAATCCTTTGTAATATAATATTATCACTGGAAGATACTGTAAACCTTGGAATATAATCTGACTCAGTTAAATAATATGATTCATATGGAAGTTGATATACACCATTACAAAAAGAAATACCATAATTAGTTTCACTGGCATTTTGATTAATAAATTCTAAGGGTACTTTAAATATATACTCTCCCAATTCAAACTCTACATCACTAATTACATTAATCGTGATATAATTTTCATTAATTGCTGTAATAATACCAAATGATTTACTAAAACTGCCATAAACAATATCAGATACTAAAAATGATGATGCATCAAATACTGCAATTTTTAATAAATTGGACTTCGGTAAATTTACAGTTAAATCAATTAAATTATTTAATGTAGACTTAAAAATAACTGAACTATTAAATACTTCTTCTTTTGTCTCAAAAAATTCTCGTTTGTTTTCAATTCTATGTTTTCCAAATACCTTAAATCCAGATACATGAGTATTATCAAGTACTTGATTTTTCCATTCGGAAGTATTTCTATTTGATGTTATTGTATATGACCAATCTTGAGTATAATCACTATCAATAATTTTTTGACTTGAATCGCTAACAAAACCAAGATTATCTAAAAATTTTGGTGTGTATTTAATATAAGGAGATCTTTTGCAATAAACTGAAGCATTACTAATACTTTGAATATTTCCATATAACACCCCAAGTGGGTCATAAATCGCATCCCCATTTGAGATAGTTCCAGATATCACATAGTACTCTAATGTAGATGATTGCGAATCAAATTTTACAACTTCGGCTTTAACATTAGATGTGGGAGTTCCAAATGTTAAAATATCACCCTGATTGAGCTGTTTTCTTTTTAATTTTGAATTAAAAGTTGCCCCAAAACCAAATTGGCTTTGGACACCAATTGTAGGAAATGAAGTTAAATTATATTTACTTTTTAAAACATTAACTTTTCTAATAATTCCAGAATCAGCTATTATCTCAAACTCATAGTTTAAATCTATTACACCATTTACAGTTATTTTATCCAATGAAGAATTATAATTGTTGCCACCATCTAAAACTTCAATAGAGTCCAATTCAAAATTATTAATAAGTTTGGCACTGTTTGGAATTTTTAACTGATACTTAGTATTTTTATTACCAATTAGTTCATTGCCAACCGAATCATATGTAAACTTCGTAAGCTTTCCTACCTCAGACGAATTTAGTTGAATAAGTGCTCCAGTGCCAAATTGAGAATTTATTCCGATTACTTCCGGCAATTTAGAATAATTTTTTCCATAATTTGAAATATTAATGGTATTAATAGGACCTAATGCGGTAAGTGAATTAGTAATATACGATATGTTTTCCAATGATAATGTTGTCAAATTTGTTAAATTTTCTACTGCAAATTTAGTAGTTGATATTACACTGAAAACTGTTTGATTTCCTAAATTAGCATTAAACTTTACCTTGTCTCCAACTAATAAACCATGATTTTCACTAGTCGTAAATACTATACAATTTTGCTCATTAATTTCACTAAAATTAACTAAAGTTAATTGCTTTCCAACAATGCTAGAAATTTGTGCAGAAAATCCACTACCAATATTTCCCACATTGCTTATAATTAATTTATCATTTACTTTATAGTTAGTTCCTGCGTTTTCTATAATTACACTATCTATTTTTCCACTATTATATTGACTAGATTTTAATATAGTTTTATTAAATTTTAACGATGGAACTTCTAACTCATATACATCATTTGAGTACAGTCTACCCCCATCTTCAATAATTGGAGCTGATGGTAGTGCATGTAATCGTAATAGAACTGGAGTAGAATTTCTATCTCCATTAACATAACCTTTAATAAAATATGTAAGTTCTCCAGAAGTTAAACAATTTCTACCATATAGATGGATATCACTGCCAGATACTACACTAACAGTTCCATTTCCCACTAAAGTACAATTTAAAAATTGAGTATTATTTTTACTTTGGTAGTTTATTATTGTATTATTTACAAACAATTTCCCATTAGTCTTTGGAAAATTGAAAGTTGATTCTACTGAAATAGTAGAATTTGATGATGATGTAATATTATTAGTAGTAGAAGTAACTTTTGTTGATGATGGAAGATATAAATTTTTATACTTTAGTGATTTTTGTAATTCAAACTCATATAAAACATCACTTATTTTTGAAATTTCAGAAACTACTAATGATGTACCTGGAATATTATTAGCAGAATCTTTAGATTGCACCAATTCAATTAAATTTATACCATCTAAATTTGATATTGGACTATAATTAGATATCAACTCACAACGTACAGCTATTTTTTCGTAAAATACTGCAGAAGATGGTTTAAATACATAATTTTTTGGATATTCTATAGTAGGATTTTCAGAAATAATCTCAATAGCAGGATTTCCTTCTTTGTTGATATCTGTTACTGGATATGCTTTTGAAATAAATGCTCTTGGATTTTCCCCACCTTCTCCAATAATTTTGTCATCAATTTTAAAATATCCAATAACATCATACAAAATTAGTTCATTTGTGCCAGAATCCCAGGTATCTACTTTTGCAGTTCCGGTAGTGACTCCATTTGAATCTACATTATAAATTTGTTGATCTTGAATAAATGTTCTTGGTCTTATTCTTGCACTAATTGGACCAATATAATTTTCTCCTTCATTTATAACTGAGACCTGAGTAATAGCACCAGATGAATTCATCTGAGTTACTTTCATTTGAGCTGAAACTGGCACAACAACTTCACCTGGCATTTTTTTACCAATACCAGAACCAATAATTTCAATTAATGGTTCGGCAACCAAGTTGCCATTGTCTAATTCGTAATAATAATTATTGCCGCCAGAAATTAAAGTAAATGTATCAATTTTTCCTGTGTAATTTAAAATATCAATGACCGCACCAGAACCTCTAGGCGTGAGACGTATCTTTACCTTCTTATCGTTAAATAAAATTCTGAATAAAATTTTATGAGATTCTTCACTTCCTTTAGCGGAATAAAAAGATTTTATATTTTTTAAAAATGTGATTAAATTTAGATCTTTTGCTAATACTTCTGGTAGGATTGGAGAAATTTCAGATTTTATTCTCTTTAAAAATTCCTGAGTAAAATAATATGCAATATTAACTACTTGAGATCCACCAGCATGAGAAACAGCGACAGAACCTTGTTTATATACTACCTGATTATATGGAACACTTTCAAACACAAACGCAGAAGTTCCACGAACACAGTCAATAAATTGAGTTGCGGTTTTTTCCTTGTAAAAAATTATTTCTCCATCAATTGAAAGATACCCATTTTTGTCGGGAAATCCTTTAGTGGATATTACGGTGATAATATCAGAACTATCTGTTAAATGAGATTGTAAATTTGTATATTGTGTTAAACTAGCTAGAGTATAACTTCCAATATTATAATAATTAATTAAGTTAGTAACTAAATCTAACGAATTATACTTGGTTTCCTGAGATTCATAATATGAATTTAAAAATGAAATGAATTTTGGATTATCTTGGGAAACAAAGTTTGGTAACTGCTTTTCAATCAGTGAAGAAATATTTACAATTTTTTCCTTTAGACTGTTCATGAGCAGATATCTGGGGTAACTGGAGTAAAGTCTTCAATAGTTGGATCTGGTGGTGGACATCCATATTCTGCAAGCTTTTGCTTGGTATCATTATCCATGTAGTTTTGAGCTTGAATTTTATTATATAGTGCAATGCAAGGATCTACTGGATCTGTTGGTTGCTCTATAGTTTGGCTACCATCTGGATTTGTTGTTGTCGCAGTTCCATCATCACCAACTACTGTAACACTTCCATCTGGATTGTTAGTTGTAGTTCCAGGAACATTAGAAACTGGAGGAATTCCTAATGGATCACCAATTGGCGTTGTAGGTGGAACTAAAGTATCTGGAGTTGGTAATGGCTGAACAGTACTAGTTTGGGATCCAGTAGAAGATCCTATATCAATATAATCCACTTTAATTGGAGTAACTACTGGATATGTGTCGGCTCCTGTGGTTATATCTGGATTATCTGGAATAACATAGATATTTATCGGGGAGGTCTGACATGCAGTTAGGGAAAATTCTACTAATCCAAGTTCATAATCTATAGTTCCTACAATTGCTACGACTCTTCCCTTTTCGGTCATTAAGTATACTGTTCCATCTTTTTCACAACCAGAAAAATTATTGGAAAATCCAACTAAAAATAGCGGAGTATTATACCCCTTAACGCAGAATGGATCACTGATTAAAGTATACTTACTATCAATATTATTTTTTAGTCTAGTATAGTAATCTAAGGTATACCTATAGCGTACATTTTCAAATAACTGAACGATTCTTCTAAATATTGGCTTTACAACGACAAACTTAACTGCTGGTTCGATATCTCTAATAAGACAAATTAATTTAGATGATGAAAATAGACCATTGAAATTTTTAAACTCATCATCTAAATTATAATCTGATATAATTTGTCTTGTTAAATTGATAAGAGTTAATTTATCTTTATTTGTTTTACTCTGATCATAAATGACATCAATGTATAAGTCAATGAAGAATGGAATAGCATCTTCTATAACTGGAGTTACAGAACCTACTGCATATTTCTTCAATTCATTGACAATTTTGGTTTTTTCTACAATTGAAATAGTGGAGCCAATCTTTGGCTTGATTGAGATGAAAACTTTACCAAATTCTGGAGGTGATTTAGTTTCTCCGCCAATAACCCTAATCAAATCTGCATTTGAGTAAATATTTTGCAGGATGCTTTCATAGTCACTATTTACTACTGCTCTTTGCTGAGATGCATAATATCTAGGGGCTCTATATTTTATTGATTTGATTGATTCAAACTCGGATCCACCATCAGTTTTTGCACTGAGTGCAGTTACTGCAATATTTGTAGGAGATATAACTGCGGAATCGCCAGTTATAGTACCAATGAATTTTAATTGTGAAGTTGCAATCTGATTTGCGACAGATCCACTAGACACAATATATCTAATAATAACAATTTCACCGTTTTGTAGTTTTCTTCCAATTATATCGTCTCCAAAAATAATTTCGTATTTTTGATCTTGAACTTCTTCAACAAAAAATACTCTATCTGATGCAGTTATACCTACAATACCAAGTTTTCGTTGATATTCAACTTCTAAATTTGTTGATGGATCTGAAATTATAAAAACTTTAATAGAATCTGCATCTACAAAGTTATTTGGGACAAAAAAACGTTGGTTTTCGTTGGCATCATTTACAGTGTATCTAATGCTAAATTCGGAGCCCTCGACTAACTCTATATTTTGAACTGTTACTGAAGAACTTCCTTGAGTATTTACATTCAGCGCATTTCTAAGTAAAAATGTATATACTTTATTATTTTGAGTTGTTGAAAATAGTGGCCCAGCACTAATATTTACTGATTGATAATTTTGAACATTATTTACTGTAATATTATAATTTACTTTTGCTGAAGTATATGAATTTGGTGTATATCCTAATCTCTTTGCATGTGAAACTACATTATCACGAAGAACTGCAGTATCTAAGTTAAGTTCATTAGCCGCCATATTGATGTTATATGACGAATACATGCTATTATACGCTAAAATATCCACTAACATGGATAAGTTAGATCCTTCAAAATCGTAATCTTGGAAATCAGTCTTACTTCTGATAAAATTTTTAATGGATTCTCTGATTTGATTAAATTCTAAAGCAGAGATAGTAGGTAGTTCCATTTATTAACTTTCTCTTACGAGGATAAAATCTACGGTTTGTACTATAGGTGGTAATCCAACAATAAAATAATCTATAATTACTTCAAACTCATTAGAGTCATCTTCTACATTAACTGTAATATTATTAAGTGTTATTCTAGGTTCATAGCTGAGTAGTACAGTTTCAATTTCTTCAATCAATGAATTTGCAGAGAATGTAGTAGTTAACTCAAATAGGTAACTGGTGGTATCAGTTCCAATGAGAGGATTAAACAGTCTTTCTCCCAATTTAGTCAATACTAAATTTTTGACTGATTGCTTAATTGCCTCTTCATTTTTTAATACTACAAGGTCTTTAGTCACAGGATTTAGTCCAAAATTTAAACTAATGTCCTTAAATGACCTAGAAATTTTGCCTAACTCTTGTGAAACAGTTGACATTTAAATAAAGTACTATAATTATAAACTATTTAGATGTATCTTCAAAGTATTCACAGTAATCTACAGAGTAGATTTTCTTCTTTTTCTTTGGCAAAGGAGCATAATCTGTAATTAATCTTGTAGTTCCCCACATTTGCTTCATATATGTGGTATCCCTATCGGGATTTGGATGAATCGCCATCTGTTTTCTCCAAAAAATGGGTCTAACAGAACTTTTAAAGGGGTTGCTATCCCTTCGGTAGTATTTATGGACAAAAAAAGGGGTCTTTCGACCCCGTTTTAATATTATTTTCCTTGTCCTCGGTAAGCTTTCTTGCGTCCATTACGACTTGAAGCAGAAAGTCGAGTGTTCTTTGAGCGCCCTTGACGGGTCATCTTGGGATTTCCTGGTGTGTAGCTAGATTTGTTGAAACTGGGTGCTTTTGCCATGTTAGTTCACGAAAACGTTGGTGGGTACAGGTAGTATTGTACGTGGAGAAACGGTATTTGTCAAGTCCCCTACGTGTGCGGATGGCCGACCATTAATAAAGACCTTGCTGGGGGCAATGATAGCCCTGGCAAGAGGAACACAAGTAGTGTCTGGGCATACAGGAAAGCCTGGAGCAGGGGTTAGAACGTCCCCTGCTTTGGCTCTGGGGCGGCCATTGGCAAATACCGTCGCCACGATAGGAGTGACGATATTTGGGGGGTAGACACAGCATGGTCTGAATGAAATGGAATCTGGATTTCCTAATCCTGCTATGGGTCTTGTCATACGTTTTTGTTCTGAATTGAAATTGGCCAGAATTGAGACAAGTAATTATTTTTTTCATAACTATGGTAGGAATAATTGCTGTTTTCAAAAGGAGTCATTGTACTTTCAAACAAGTATACTTCTCCACTTTCTACAGCCCCTGATCCATCAGATGTAGCAGTAAACACTGTTCCAACTGTATATCCATCTGGAGCACCATAATCTTTCCAGTTCACAGATCCAAGAGTCTTAATTATATATCTCACATTGGTTTCAATATCTCCAGTGTTTGCAGTTTTCACAAAAGCAGATGTGGTATCAAACATCTCTCTGGTACATTGTAAAAATTCTGTCTCAGTTTTATCTCTGTAATAGATAATCTCTTCACCCAGGTAATAATGATATAGGGTTTCATTTCTAGTTTCTGGGTTAATCTCTTTCTTTACAATGTATTTGGGAATAATCAAATATCCTGCAGAAATAAATTCGCTTGTACTATCAACTTTAATTGTAGTATCAGTTGATTTTAGCTCTTGTGTTAGCTTTGCATATGGAGGTTCATCCATATATGGATTACCTTTATTCTTGACTGCACTAGAAAGATTCTTACTAACCTCGTTAACTCTAAAGTTTAAGATCTTCTTAAAGGTAACTTGATAGTTAGTATCATCTCCATGCCAGAATGTAGTAGGAGCTGGTCCTGCTGCCCATGAAGTAATACTTCCACCTAGTGGTGGAGCAGGGAAAGGTACTGCAGAAATTGTTACTGTAGTGATAAAACCTTCACTATCAGTGTTAATATTTGCTTGCCAACCAGTTGCACTTGATGGAGTTACAGATCCAGTCCATCTAGGAATAGACTTAATTTGAATTTCAGTATTGTTTTCATCAGAATCTGGAAAAAGACCTGAATCACTAACGAAGCTAAAGTCTTCAATAATGTATTCAAGTGACTTGAACCTTGGTGGAATACGATATGCAGCTTCAGTTTTATAGACTTGGCTTGATTTGTCCTCTCCTTCAATTAGTGGAGGTAGATTTGGAATGGTAGTTTGCTTTGGAACAGAAGCACCAATAGTAGAAATTGCTTTCAGTAGGGTATTTTGTAGTGAATTTTCATTGGAGATTATTTGTTTGTACATCTCTTCAGGCAAATTAATGCTAGAAAAGTCAAAACTACCACCAAGATTTGAGGTAACTATAGAGTCTAACTCTTCTTTACTGTAAGTTTTAGGTGTTTTTACGTCAATGCATGGGTCATACTTAGTATCATTTTGTATCGGAGCGATATATTCATTAAAAGTATTGAATTCACTATGTGGATAGTAGACTTTTGAGTAGTCTGGGGTGACATTACTATCACATTCAGAGTCTTTAACTGCTAAAACAGTCTTATTACCAAGCTTTAGCTTCTCAGATTCAATGATTTCCTTCTGAACCGTAAGAAAATCAGAAGCAGTTAGGCGATCTATCCAACCTTTTAGCTCATTAATCTCTGCTGGTCTACTAAAATAAGTCCAGAAGATGTTGTTTAGTTGATATGCAGTGTCATTTGCAGCTGATACACATAAAAACTTCTGCTGAATGTAGTTAGAACCATCATTTAAGACAACATTACCAAGTGTAAATTTACCTAAATCGTCTTCTAGGTAAGTAGATTCGCAGAATCCATCCCTAGAATAAAATAATGGAGTGTAAGTATAGAACTTTTTATCATTACTAACATAAACACCACAGACTGCAGACCTATCAATGATGCCTCTACCAGCAATAACTTGAATTCTATTGACTGGAATTAGTGCTTGACCTTGAACTCTAGTGACTGACCAGCCACGAACAAAGGTATTGACCTTATTACTGTCTCTTTTGAACCATACTTTGAAGCTTTTAGTGTTGACAAATTCAACTTTAGAAGCAAATATGAAAGAGTTTTCCACTCCAGATGCACTTTGATCATCTGTAATAGAAATCTGAACATCATTTTTGCTGGTAATTGTAGTATTGTCTAGGAAAGTGACTAAGTAATACTTCCTACTTTCACTATCATTGGAACCACCTTCGTCGTTTTTATTGATAGTTTCTACTTTAATATCCTTTGTTGTGGTCAGTTGTATGTTTTTGTTCTTTTTGTCATCAAAAACATGGTAAATCGTGCTTGTATACTGGGGAGTTGAGGGGGTAGACTTGGAATAGTACTGGTCTTTAACAAAAGGAGCACTACCGCCACTGATCTCAGCATAGCAAAGAATCTGGTTTGAGATATTATTAGCAAGACCAGTATTAGTAAACTTGACGTTTCTAACCTTTCTCTTGTTTTTATACTTCAGAGGTTTAGTAAGAAAGATCTTAAGTCCCTGAATACTCTCTACGTAGGTATCACTCTGAATACCGTAGCCAGTTACTAAGTCTCCGATGTTGATAATTCTATCCTCTGCTCCATCGTTTTTGTTAATAAAGATAAACCCAGGAGTCTTGTTCTTCTCAGAAACCTTAGAGACTCTTCTTCTAACAGATTCTGTGGTTCTCAAAGACTTCTCATCAAAGTGCTCAGAGTTATAGTTGACTACTTTGTTGACTGTCCAGCCATTGATGACATCACCAACAGCAATCATATCTTTATTGGAAGTATTCTCATAGTAGAAGAATATCTTATTATCGAGTGTACCTCCATGGTAAGCAACGCTTCCTTCAGGTAGGCCAATTACTTGACTGTCCACTCTATTGAGTGTGAATGTACCACTAACGCTGGTACTGGATGTTGCATAGACTGGGCATTCTGTAGTTTCTGTATTTCCATCATCAGGGGGAGTAGTTACAGTAATACCTCCCACAGGTCGTGCAGGAAGTGTGTGAGTTAAAGGCCACTCAAAAATATGGTAAAAGTATTGCTCATCATATACTTTGTCTGCCTTGCAGAATCGTTCATAAACTGGCTTACTCTTGATATTATCACCAGAACCAACAATTTCATATTCTGGTTGATAAAATACTTGGTCAACAAAGTTTACATTATCACCGTTAGCGTTCTCTGCATCTAGAGCAGGAACTTGAATTACAGTGCGACGAAGCTTTTGCTGTTTACTTCCATTCTGAATAGTTTTATTTGCTAAACTAGGTGGCCTGACTTCGTACCAATATGGATCAATATATGGAAATTCTATCGTAATCTGAGCTGGTGGCCCTTCTTCTGGTGGAGGGCACTCTGGATATGTAAATGTAAGCTTTTTATTTACTGGGTCTTTCTTTGGACTACAATTAGTCATATTATTAGAATTAATCTCCTACTTTATGTATGCGAATACCTGGAGTATCATGATGATCAAAATATTCAAATTCTAAAGTATCACCTTCTTGCCATTGCATTTCATCTACCAGCTCATCTGGAAATGTAATAAAATATTCACCTGTTTTATCGTCATATTGTACCTCAGTAGTAAACGAAGAAAATGTTGACATATGTGTATTTAAAACTACAGTATATAGCCGAAATAAATAATTAAAAATTTTTTAACCTAATGACTAATCTATTAGAAGCCTATCAATCTATGTATGAAGATCAAGATTGGAAGGAAAGAAATTTTAGATCAATGCCAGATAAAAGTATTCCTAAGGTTGCAGATAAAGCTAGAAAGTTGCAGGCAGATATCAAGTCTCAGAAATCAAGACCATTAGCAAGATTTCGCCCTGGAATTAGAAAAGACGTAAAGAATAAGAATAATCAGCTTAGAAATATTATACATTCACTTAGAATGAAACAAGGTGATGTAGAAGCTAGAAAAAGAGCACATGATAGTAAAATTGATCATATTAGACAAAAAGCACACGAACTAGGAGTTAGGATTCACAATCTTAATAAACCACAAAGTGTTATTGCACCTGGACCAAAAAACTGGAATAGACCCTCAAATAAAAAGGTAAATGCATCAAATACAATCAAGAGATTTCGTAGAGAAGATATTGAGTATATTCTAGATTATCTTGTAAATGAAGGCTATGCAAACTCCTATGAAAGTGCTGCAGGAATTTGTGAGTCTATGTCTGATGCCTGGGTAAATTCAATCTTAGGTGAAGTTATTGTAGAATCTTCTAGAAGATCACAAGTTGCATCAAAGCAAGGTAGAACACCAAAGCCAGGTGCAAAGAGTGGCAAATCTAGTGCACCATTGGATATCAAGATGGCTGGAATGCCTGGCTCTGGTAAATCAACAATGGCAAAAAGGCTAGCCAAAAAGACTGGCGGAACTGCAACTGGATATGACGATGCACGAGAAACAATTCATGGTAATAGATCTAATCAATCTAAGTTTCCTGAAGTCCACAAACTTACAATGGATCGACTAAGAGACGCAAATAAATCTAAGCCAAGAATTCAAGACAACACTAATGTTAATCCAAAGTTCAAACAGAGTACTGATGATAGTCTAAAGAAAGATGCTGGATTTAGATCAATTACAACAGTATCACCTAGAACATCACAGAGGAGATCATTTGCACGAAATGCAAAGAGAGATCAGCCAGTTCCAAGATTTGTGATGAAAAGTATGGCATCACAAGAAAAAGAGTTTAGAAAGTCTAGAGAAGGTAAAGGTGCAGTTAAGACAGGTAAGGACCTGACTAAGAGATTCAGATTAAATCGTAGATCTGCAAGAGCAAGACTAGGAGTTGAAAATCCAAAGAGAGGTCAAGCATGAAAACGTACTCTGAATTTTTAGTAGAGTCTGAACGTAGAATTGGAAGGGCATTGAGCCCTAGAGGGCCATCTTCAACTAGAGGGTTTATGGCTCGTAATAGAACTTATGGTGAATATGATAATACTCCTCCAACACAACAAAGAACTCAACGAAGAGCTATGCTCAGAAGGCATGGACTTCCAAAAGGATCTGCAAACTTAAAAACTCCCGAAACCAAATCCATCAAAAATGATGGAATGGAAACGAAAGTTACAACCCATAAAAACTCTGGACACTTTGCAAACGAAAGACTTCGTACTATGCAAATGTTTAAGTCACCAAAGAAAGATCAACATCAAGTTGTTAAGAGTATTACAAAACACTTAGGAAGAAACCACAGAAAACCATTTTCTGATGTTGATATCTACAATACAAACAAAGATGACTCTAAGATGACAAGTGGTAGAAAGTTTATGAAGGCAGTGAAAAATGTTCCAAAGGATGTTAGGTCTGTAGGTGGAAAATCTTTTGGTGGAGTTCCAACAGATATGAATACTGGAAGACACTCTCCAAGTCGTGAGAAGTTATATCGTGATAAACTTAAAATGACTAGACAAGATAAAACTACTCGATATCAATTCAAAAGAGGTTAAGCATGAAAACATTTGCTCAGTTCCTAGAAGAAGCAAAGCAACATACTCAACTTTTAGATGATGCTTGGATTCCACCTGCATCAAAGAAATTGAGAGCTGGAACAGAAAGTCCATTAAGTCTTGCAAGAAAGAAGGGAACGGATGTTAATAAAGTAAGAGCATCAGTTGGAAAATTCGCAGAACCAATCAACAATCCAAGGCATCCTGATATTGATTATAAAAAGGATGAAAAGTCAGGAACTCATACATTCACACACAAAAAACATCCAATTCAAGTAACCTATACCCCAGGAGATAAACCAAATACATTTATTCAGAATACAACTAAAACTGGAGAAACAACTGATAGAATTGGTGCAGGTAAAGCAATGCAGGATATTAAAAAGAAAGTATCATCTTCAGCAAGACCTGGAACTACATTAGTATCACAACCAGTAGGAGATCGTAGGGCATCATTGAATACAAGATCCCAGGGAATGAGTGAACCAAATGAAAAGGGAGTACAAGCAGGAATTACAAGAAATCGTTCACCAAAACAAAAGGCGAGAGGTGCAAAGCCTTTAGATCCAGTGAAACATACTGGGACATTTATTGATCCTAATCATTAAATCTACAAACTCAAATAAATTATTTTTTCCGAGGATCTAAACGGTTCTCGGAATTTTTTTTGTTGAAAATTTTTTCCGAGATTATTTTGATACACTCGGTAAGACAAAGGGCGATATATGTGAATTGCTCGGAATATGTTGTGCGGGTTGGGAGGGGCATATGGGGAAACCTTGGATGGGCTTGGAGATTGGTGGAAAATTTTTGAGTTGATTGAGTATCTCTCTGGCTTTCTGGGTACGTTATAGCTTAGGGTAGTTAGACGTTTTTCACGGGTACGGGCCGGGGCGACCCATAAGGGCCGTTTATACTGCCCCTGCCCACTGATAAGGACTGCTGATCGATCAGGATTGCTGATCAAAGGGGGAGCCCCGGAGGGCTCCCGCTGCGGGTCAGTGGAACACCACAGAAGTGCAGTGGCAGCCGAAGCTCTCAAACCACTGATCCAGCTCCTCCCACGTGGGGAAGGACACCTGCCCGCCTTCCGTGGGGGACAGCATGTAGCTGGCGCTGTAGGCCACACGGGTGACCGTGGTGTTCTGAGCGGTGACGGTGACGGCTTTAGTCATGATCCTCAGGCAGTGCGGGCACCGATCGGCCCGCTTGAGATAATCCTACAGGATGGGCGGGCCAGCCGTGGCTGAGCTGGCCCTAAAGTTCATATTCAGTAACCTAGCCAGACCAGCCACTCCCCGGCGTCAACCCCATTGGGCCAGCCTATGGCTGAGCCATACAGGGCCAAAAACTCTTGCCCGACACCGTGGCTGATCGATTCACTGAAAGCATCCTGATAGGGGATGCAGCCCTGCTCGTTCATGCGGGCTTCTGTGGCTTCCCTAAGGGTTTCGTACATGGTGCTTGTGCTTGTGGGGTGTAGGTAGGAAGGGGGACCCCGTAGGGTCCCCGGCTGGGCTCACCAGTCGCTGGGATCGTACTGATCGCAGCGCCAATCCTCACGCTCCTCATCTGTCATGGGCCGGGTGAGGCTGAGCGGGCCACATGCCCACAGTTCTACTTCCTCGCCGTGCTCGGGCTCACAAGCCCAGCTCAGAACCAACCCAGCTGGCAGATACAGCCAGCCCCGTGTGGGCTGGTTTGCTGCTGTATCTACGTACAGCACGTGAAGTATCGTCTGGAACTTAGGCGGGAGGCGCAGGTCGCCTACCGAGCAGGGAGTGAAAAGGTCAGAGCTTTGCATGGTCCTTAAGCGGTGCGGGCACCGATCGGCCCGCTTGAGATTAAGTGTACAGCATGGTGGGGCAAGCCGTCAAGCTTGCCCCGGTTGGGTTTAGAGGTTGAACGCCAGCTCTAGGGCATTGGCATAGCCTTGTGCCGTATTCGCCAGCTGCAGCAGCGCCTTCCGTTCGGGCGACATGTAGTGTCCCCGTTCCATCTCACACCACTGTGCAACCCAGGCCCAATCGGCTTGCTGCTGCCAGCCACGGCAGGCCATAGCCTCATCACTCCACCCCCAACGGGTGTACTGCTCGACTTGCTGGGAGTCGAGCTTGCGGATGCCAGCGTAGACAAGCTCAGTCAGGGTCATGGTCCTTAAGCGGTGCGGGCACCGATCGGCCCGCTTGAGTTCAATAGTAGAGGGTGAAGGGGCAAGCCGTCAAGCTTGCCCCGGCTGGCCTCAGGCGTCGAATAGCAGTTGGGAGCCGATCTCCAGCTCGACTGCTCGCCGATACTGAGCGAGCGCCAGCCGCTTGGCTTGCCGGTCGCCCCGGTAGCCAGCGTTACAGGCAAGACACCACCACATCTCCCACCTACCGGTAGAGGGGGGCAGCCCTTCCGGGCGATCGTAGGCGGTGTGTGTGCTGATGGTGCTGATCATCGTTCTAGTGGGTTGGCTTGTGCAGTGTAGGGAGAGATGGGGCCACCAGCTGGTGGCCCCGGTGGTGATCAGCCAGCCTCGCCGGGCTGGAATCGGATGCTGCCATCCGCTAGCACGTCAGCCTGCCTCCCAGGCCGGCGCTGCAGCCAGGCCATGGCACCCCGTAGGGCAGCCATGCGAACCTCGGCCATGGCCTGCCAGCCGGTGAGCCGAAGGCACGAGTCGCCTCCGGCAGCCGGAACGGCGTAGTAGGTCAGCAGCTGACCCTCACGGGTGGTGTGCTGGCTGATCAGGATCGGAGAAGGCATTGGTCTGGGTTGGTTTGGGACTTGAGAATCTTAGCAGGTGGTGGGGACCCCGTAGGGTCCCCGGCTGGGCTCAGATGCAGTTGTCAGCCAGCCAATCCCGGATCTCGTTCGGGTAGGTGGCCCATGCCTGCAGGGCTTGTGCGAGCATGTCGCACTCTAGGTAGCCTCTGTCAAAAGCCCATAGTGTGCCGCCGTTTCCGGTGAGGGAACACCAGATAGAAAAGGTGCTCGGCTTGCGATCATCCTCGCTATCGGCCCAGCTCAGCAGCCTCTCCACGGCGTAGGTGGCCTGTTCAACGGTGAGGCGGGTCTCGGTGGTTGCCATGGTGGGTTCCGTTTGGGACTTCTACAGTGTACAGCATGGTGGGGCCAGCTTGTGGCCCCGGTGGTGATCAGCCGATCAGCTCACCCAGGCGCTGGGCCATGGCCCCGCTTTGACGCCACAGGCGCTCGATTGCCTCCCGGTCACGACCGTTGGCGGGGTCTTGAAAAGCTTCCTGCAGGATGCCAAACCAGTAGGAGCTGGAATCAAAAGCCATACGGCGCAGGGCCTCGGCCTCCCAGGCGGTGAGGGTCAGGGTGACGGTTTCGGATTGCATCGCTGTAGTGCGGTGTACGTAGGGAACACTAGCAGGCCGCTGCTGCAGCTTGCAAGGGGTCAGAGTGACAGCTTAGAAAGTGGCACAGCTGTGGCAGTTCTAGAACTGGCCCACTAGGGTTTAGCGTGGGCCAGTGTGCCAGCAGGCCAGCTGGCCCTGTGCCAGCTCAGGCCCTGGCCCTGCGACGCCTGATCTCGTCACCATACGTGCTTGCTTCATCGCTGTAGCGGCCCTCGGCGATGGGGTTCCAGCCTCGCATCGCCTGCTCGGCCTTGCGTGCATCCTGTGCACTGTAGATCAGCTCAGCCAGGGTCATGGCCTTTGCCTTGGCTTCCCAACGGGCGAAGTCTTGTGGAGTGGCGTGGTTGGCGATCATGGCCTTTGGCTGAACTGAGATCAGTATAGCAGGTGGGCTGGCGTGGTGTGGGCCAGCTGGTGGCCAGCCCTTGGATTGTCACAATGTGAAATGTATGTACATTGTGCCCCTACGTGTGTGTGGGGGAATGTATGGTTAAGTATTACCTATTACGGTTAATAATTTGTAATACTGTTAATAATTTTATATTATTGATAATAATTCTTGTCTACCAGAATATCATTCTCCCAAACTACATTGGTAGTATTAAATATAACGCTTAATAATTCTTCAGTCAATTCAATGTAACCCATAGTGTTCAATTCTTCCACTTGTGCGTTGGTGAGAAAGGGATTCATGGGGTTGCCTTTGTTTGACCTTTATATAGTCCCATAGATCCTGGCCAGAGTCTAGTGGTCTTGTGCCAGTGGTCAAACTGGTTCTAGGACTTGACTGGGGGCCGGACGGCGTGCTAGAGTGAAGGTAGACTCTATTTGTCTGTGTGACGATTTGTATACTGTCTGTAATTTGGCTCTGTTGGGGGGTGGTGCCGTGCTAGGATGTGATCACAACCGAGAGAGGGCTGGGGTAAGCCTGATGATGAAATGGTCGCCACGCCCCCTGCCATAAAATAGTTAATAAAAAAAGACAAAAAAAGGGCTTGCTGTCAAGCCCCGGTGTGCCACTTGTCAAACTGCGCTAGGGCGATCCTGGCTCCACTGGCGCAAGCGACGGGTGCTGGCCTTGCTGTAGACACGGTTGGTGATCGGGTCGCCGTTGGCCTTGGTGGCGATATTGCGGCCTGCAGCGTCAGCAGCAGCCTGCAGTGCCTTACGGCCCAGCTTGCGTTCAGCCTCTAGGGCGTTCTCATTGGTGGCCAGGTCAAACAGCCATTGTGCACGGTGGCGGCCAACGATGTGGGGCTGACGGATGGTGATCTTGGCAACAGCCACAGCAACCACGGTGGGGATGCTGGTGCGGGTCAGGCGATCGTTGCGGGTCATTGTCTCGTGGGGTGTGTGGGGGATCTCTGCCCCCGTGATCTAAGTATAGGGCACCGGGTAGACCCTGGCTATGGGTCAGACCCGGTTTGTTGCAAAGCTTAATCTTTACACTTTAGCGGTCAGAATAGCCTGGCGCTCTTTAGCGTAACCACTAAACTGTCCAGCCTTGCGACGTGCCCACACTGCTTTGCCATAGGTTGAACCTTTAGGCTGGGTTGAATGCACGAGAAGTGCAAACGGTTTGTCACCAAAACAATGCGAATCGTCGTGATCAACCTCTAACCCAAGCGCTGCAGCTTCTTCATCGTTGTGCACAACTTTACTGTAGCGGGAGAACACACCAGCATCAATGTAGTGGTCAAACTTACCACCATAGCTGGCAGTAAAGTAAAAGTTGGAGGGAAGCTCCAAACCTACAAACAGTGGCAGATTCTTGCTGTAGCAGTAGAACTTAAGATCAGGGTTCAGCTTAGCTACTTCAATCCAAGCATCCAGATAGGCACCCGAGAAGAAATCACCAGACTCGTGGATTCTCACCAGCTTGCTGTTCTTCTTGCGAGCATTCTGCAAGCTTCGATCAATTAAACCTACCAAATTGTTGGCTTGCATCGCTTCCACAACCATTTCAAGGTTGCGAGCCCGAGCATAGAAAGGGCCATCGTATTGTGCCTCGCTAGTTGCAGCAAAGCAACGGAATTGAGTCTGTGGGCCATCCTGAACTTTACGTTTGCCGTCTTCAGTAACAACAGCAAAGGACAAACAGAACAGAGCGCCAGGGCAGGTTTTACCAGCTGGCAGACTAAAGATCAGTGTGCCCTTGCCAAGCTTGGCGTTACCGTGGGAGAAGGTGAGAAGGTCGGTCATTGGTTCGGGTGTTGAACTTGAGTGAATCCTAGCAGCTGGTGGGGGCTTGGGAAGCCCCCGACTGATTAGCGTTGCTTATCAGTACCCGTTCAGAAACTCGTGCAGGGCTTCCTGATACTGCTCCTCGGTGTGGAAGGTCCGAGTCCCGATGGTGCAAGGGAAGGTGCGACGGGGAGCGGCAGCCTTGCTGGGCTCTTTGCCCTGCTGCTGCAGCTGCTGAACATAGGGGTTCTGGCTGGTCACGGTGTCGTTTGTGGTTGACTCTGGAATCCTAGCAGCTGGTGGGGAGCCCTGAGCCCCCCTTCGTTACAAATCGAAATAATTACATCACCAGTAGCCAATCCTGGTCATTGTGTACATTAACCCAGAAGAAGTTCTTGCCATTCATAGAACGCAAGAATACTCTATCACCTTTGTGCTGTTCAATGATACAATGTGGGCAGGATTGCATTTGGTTAGCCATCCTGTTTTTAGCCTTTTTGCTGATGGGTTGAACTGAAATCATCGGAGCCATGATGTTAGTTTGCGGTTAGCAACACTCAGTAGCTTAGCAATAACCAGCAGTGCAATGAGTTCGGCTGTCACAATCTGTAATAATGTAGTGAAAAGGGGGAATTGCTTCCCCCTAGATCCTATCACACGGTGACAGGCTTCAGTTCTTCAGTCTTGCGAGCGTCTGCAATAGTAGAACCAATGCTTACAGTCTTCAGGATCTCATCGTTAGTCATAAGATCACTCAGGAACTGAGCATATGACTCGGTAGCAGTAAAGTTATAGGCTTTGTCAGGATTGCTGTGGTAAGTGATAATAATATCAGTGTTGTCTACAGTGATAGAGTTAATAGCACTGGACTGTTCTTTGGTGAATGAACGATGAACAGAAGCGATTGCAGTTGCCATGATGTTTGTGCTTGGTGTACGGTTAATAATTTACAGGATGGGGCTCAGTCTGTCAAGCCCCTGATTGATTAGTAATACTAATCAGAACTCGATTTCGTCTAGTGTGGGTTCCGACATAGTATCATCAGACTCATCTGCTAGCATGTTGAGAATACTAAGAATCTCGTTGCCAGTTTGACCCTTACGAAGCATTGAAATTAGCAGTGCTTTAGACATAATAATTCAGAAGTCGATGTTAGAGTTAATAAATTGACGAAAGTTTGCTTCACTTTCATCATCATCAGCAGCAGGAATTAGTAAATCATCCTGCCACTCAGTTTCAAGATCAACAAAGTCGTAGGTGGTTTCCATTGTTAATAATCAACCTTCAAGAAGTTCAGGGTAATGATCACTAATTTCAGTGATCAGTTCTTCAGCAGTATAACCCTCAAAGCAATTCACCAGCATGTCGTATGCGTACTGTTCAAGAGTTTTCATGTCCATGCTGTCCAGAATTTGCTGGGCGTAGGCATCAATCAGATCAGAACGGTTCATTGGTTCAGGTGGTGAACAATAATAATTTACCAGGGCTGGGGGCTGGAGTCAACCCCCTGATTGATTAGTGTTGCTTATGGTTAATATCTAAGGCACCATATTTGTTTAGTTTGCCTGCACAAGGCTTGTTGTCATAAACTCCAAAATAATACTTGCCGATACTAATACCGAATTGTTCGTCGCCTTGATTAGCCTTGGTGTTTGCACCAATGTAGAAGAGTTTGGAATCAAGTGAGAATTTCATGGGTTCGGTGGTGAACGAGTTAAGTATGGCATGGATGGGGGCTGGAGTCAACCCCCTGAATGATTAGCGTTGCTTATCGGTTAAGCTTCATTGTAAATGATAGTGCTAATACACCAACCAAAACAATCAGAGATTGCATCAGTCAGGTATTCTTCATCATCAACTTCCCATACTTTTTGCTTTGCTTCTTCAACAATAGCCTGTTGATAATCCACAGAAGGAAACTCATCGTCTTCCATCTCAAAATCAAACTCAATGTGAGCGACTTGGAACTGCATGGGTTTGGGTGGTGAACGATTCAAGTATGGCCTGAATTGGGTCAGGAGTCAAGCCCTGGAATGATAATAATCTCTAATCAATCATATTAGTACTGATAAGTGATTCTAATAGATTGGCATTGATAAAGCTTTCTAGATGGGTCAGCTGTTCGCCATCCATAGAGGTTACATATTCCTCAATGATTTGTTCCATTAGTTTATAGTTATTACTATAAAGTTCTTCTGTTAATACTTCAATCATCTCATCTTGTTTCATGGATGGGCTGAAGAATTGTACCACGTCAGGGTAGTGCATGTGGGGTGTCTCAGTGACATATGTAATATACCTGATCCTGGGCGGCCTGTCAAGGGGTCTTTGATTAGTAATGCTAATGGATGGCCTCGGAGGGATTTGGAATGCTTATATTAGTGATACTTATCGGTGGCCTCGAAATGATTTGGAGTTCTTATGAGTTTTTTGGGCCGGGGGGCTTGACAATTTCGGCGGGGTGTGATATACTGCGGGCCAAGACCGCTGCACCTCCGAACATTTCAGATACTTTCTCTGACATACTCGGAAACATAGGATATAAGGTTAATAATTCTAGGCATACAGGGTATAAGGTTAATAATTTCTAACTCATACTCACTACGTATAACACACAAACATATATTTTTTATTACATTTAATAATTACACTAAATCATACATACCATTCCGCAATACATCTATCCATCTATTCAATCCATCAATAATTCTTTGATCTGTTTCCTTTGTTAGATAATAATCTTGAATATACTTTATCTTTGCTTGTACATATACTTCATGTGCTTCTTCTGGTGTTTGATAATAACCTAGTGAAACATACTTACCATTCATTTTAATGCGTGATCGAAAGAGTTTAACTTGTTTACCTTTATTAGGATGTTTAACTACTCCAATAGGATATTTTCCTCTATTTGCAGTTGATTTAATTAGTAATTTATTTAATTCATCTGATACGTATACACATTTATCTGGTCCATAGACTTTATTCCCTGGATAGATAATATCTTTATCTAATTCTAATCCCTCTGTATAATTTTGTTGATTATGCCAGGCTTTGAAGTTAGAGAATTTGTGCCATTCTGGTGCTACAGTACAACCAGCATAGGTTGGTCTAGTCATTTGGTATTCTTCAGAATAACAACGCCTGAGCATTCCATGCCAATTAGCATATTCTCTACGTACTATTATTTTTGCATTGATTTTAGAAGTCACTGTGCAGTCAACATCATTGATTCCTACACCATAAACTAATTTTGTCATAATAATAATAATCAGTGTTTGTTTTGGTTCATTTTTTCGATTCTTCGGATGATTTCTGCTTGTTCATCCTCTCTATCTGCATCTTGTCTTCTCTTTTTCTTATAGTTCTCTACTCTATCTCTTTCTGCTTGTAGTCTTTCTGCTTGTCTTTGATTCAGTTGTTGTTGTTTCTGTTGTACATCTTCACCTAGCTTATACTCTCTTGGGCCTTGGTTTGGATTCTCTTCATTGTACTTTCTGATTGCTTCAGCACCATGGCCTCCTTGTTTCTTTATAAGATCCATGATATGCTTCTTAGAGTACAGTGGCTTTGGTTTCTTATCCTTCTTCTTTGCTTCTTCTAGGAACTGTTTAAACGTAATCATGATTGATCTAAACATGGTTAATTCTATTTATTTTCGGGTTTAGGTTAGGTTGGGTGGAGGTGGGGGTTTTAGGGTTAAAAAGTGGGTTTTTTCTGTGATGGATACTTGGCTTTGATATGGTTCAGTGATTGTCTACGTGCCTTGAGTTTGGCTTTTGACATGCCTTTGGTGGTTTTTGGCTTGTTAGAGTGGTGTTGCCAATTTGGAGTGTTCATTAGTCTGCTGAATATAAAAATGCGGAACTGAAAGTATCAATTCCGCAGATGCTTATTTAGTTGGAGTAGAGATCATTTCTAGTCCATCTTCCAGTGATGTATTCTTTGGAAACTTAATATAGGTATGAAGTGTGCCAAAGATTTTGATGGTCTTGGGCTTTGGATTGTGGTGATAGGGTTTCTTGCTCATAGTGCTTGTACCTCTTCTAGAATGTTGTTAATGTCTTGTTCATCACGATGACCTAATACATCATCAGTGATTGGTGTATCATAGGTGAGTTCCCAATCATCTTCTGTGCCTTTTAGAATGGCAACTTCATACAGATCATCTTGGAAACCATAGGAACCAGGAAACCTGACTACAGAAACACCATAACCATTAGGGAAAAAGTGTTTAGCTTGAATACCATCTTCTTTGTAGTGAGGATGAGGCTGGAAGTTCAGTTCAGTGAAGTTCATTTGCAGTGATGATGATTGGGGTACTTGGTGCAATACAGTTTGTGTACTGCTCTGTATTCAGTGTCGATTAGTTTGCCATTGTCACGAAGGATTGCAAGTACATTCCATCCAATAATAAAACTGATTCCGCATAGAATAACTGGTACGTATTTCATGCGTTGTAGCCTTCTGATTTGAGTAGTGCACGACGTGCATCATAAGCATCAAATTGTGACTTGAATGTTGCTACCTTTTGGAATGGTTCTAGTCTGTAAATAGACCATTTAGTTGAACCAATCTCTTGCATAATCCTGTACGGATTATCAATGCCAAGTGGGTAGGGTTTCATTTGGGTCCCTTGACTACCTTTACAGATTAACCGATTTGCGGTGGCATGTCAACCTCTGACTCATTAGCTTTCCTGATGCGTGCGGAACGTTTCCGCATTTCATACTGATGGTTCCGTGTGAAAGAGTAAACAATCACAACAAGTGCTCCAGCTAATCCAGCAACTGCTGCGATTGCATTCACTTCAGTCGGAAAAGTAGTAGCTTCAATCATTAGTAATCGTTTCGATGTGGTCAAGACAGAGTGTAACATAGGTTTGATCTTCTTCGATCAATTCACGATACTCTGCATACAGAGCATCAGCGATTCGGAAGTTCTTGTGCTTTGTTTTGTAGGTCTTAGCCTTTACTGCACGTTTGTTGAACTTTTCCAGTCTATCTAGTGCATTCATATGAGAAAGATAGATTGAAAAATCAGTGTCGTTCATAATGTGGGTCTCCTTTCCCCTCAAGTGATTTTGCAAGAAGTTCAGCATACTTCTCCAGATATGCTGTATCATAGGCTGCTAGATGGTTCTTTGTCAACTCATTGTGCATGTTGCTAAGGTTGATCCAGTCTTCATCGTTCATAGTTCTAGGTCTACGTAATTTAACTCACCCAAACCAATATATTCTACATCATTGTGTATGGTGTGATGATTAACATGCCAATGACCATGAATGAATAGATCTGGTTTGTGGATGTGTATGATATTATCAAGAAACTGACGAGTGATTGAAGTATCGTCAAATTTCGTTATGTTATGATTCGCACACACTATGTATGTTAGGCTTTCTGGCATTTCATGTGCAACAATGACAGCTGGCTTGAGCTTTTCATACTCATCATACATCTTTAATAATTTTGAATATGATAATTCTTCATCGGGCCACCAGTCATAACCTTCTGTTCGGTAGTGAGAATCAATAGACTTTGCACCACCAACACAGAAGATCTTATCATGGACTATAGTACCATCAGGTATCCAGAATGGATGTGTGTTACATACATTTGGATTATCATGATTGCCACGAATAAAGCGATGATCACCTTTCTTCATGGAATCATATGGTGGATTGGAGTGAACTGCCTCAGTGATCTTACTAATAAAGCCCACTCCAAAGTCACCAACCTGAATAGAAGTATCGCAGTCATTGATGATCTTCTTGTATTGTTTCCATTTACCATGAACATCACCAATGAAGCGAATACTTTTCATTTCTTAAACCATTTGTAGATACAATAGATGACAAAACCAATGATAGCAATCAAGATTACATATCGAAATACATAAACTGCCATCATTGCACCGAAGAGCAATATCCAGAACATGCCACCATCAGATGAACCAGAAGAATAACTGGATCCAGAACTGGATGATGAAGAAGGTGAACTGATAGGATTACAGGTAACAACCTCCTTTGCACCATAAGTTGATTTAACTTGTGCAATAGCATCTTGTCGTACAATGCCTGGTGTCTCAATCTCAACATTCTGTAGAACATTAGATTGAGTTCGGATTGTTGCTCTCCAGAGTTGTGCCATGTCAGCGACTCATGCGATAGATGATACAACGCTTGAACTCTTGCCATTCAGTATCACTAAAATTGTCGCTAGCATAAGGAATGCCAACATCAGAGGCACATTGCTTTGCAACACTTTCAGGAACAGGAGTCGATAGGAAATCATACTGAACGATTGTAGCCAGGAGAAAAGGAAGCATGATCAGACAGCGTATTCGGAAGGTTCAAAACGATCAACCCAAAGAGTAAAAAACAACTCTTGAAGGGTATCTAGTGTTGCTTGCCGTTGGACAATTTCATTATCAAGAGTAAGAGATGCAAATGATTCAGAAGAAGGAATTGCAAAGTTGAATGCTTCTTGTGCATTTGTCAGAACCTCAACCATCATTTCATGTTGAGATTCAGTGAGTGTAACCGTGATGTTGCCAGTTTCCATGATAAATCAGTTTTTGTTTACAGTAACAAGGCCAGAGAATACAAGTCGAACACCTAGAATGATGCCCCAGACTTGCCAAAGAGTGAGTACAGTGTAGTTGAACAAGTTCACTAGAATCCAGTGAACAATCCATGCTACAGGAATCATGAGCAGTGCACTCAAAGCGAATGCAAATACTGCAACGATAATGATTCCTATGAATGTACCTAGCAATTCTGGCCAGGTATAGTTTTGGTTGTCCATGCGTTTGCGTCGTCGTGTGTAGGTCAGAGAACCTCCGTGTCAACAAAGACACAATAGGTCAAATTGGCTGGGCTGTCAAGTGGTATGTGACAGCCCGTGAACTGGCTCAGTCAACATAGTACTCAGGTGGGATGCCCTGCCTGAATACGAAGTCTACCACACTCTGGAGCCGCTGCTGGGTGTTCTTGCCATAGTTCTTGTGAACTGGCACAGTCACGAAGCCATATGATTTCCGATAGGATAGATAATCACCAGGAGTGAGTACACCATTGGCCATATCTTGTGCATCTTCTCTATCCACACGAATAACTCGGCCAATAGTTTGACACATTTCAATGACGTTGAGATTTCGCAGCAGCACAGAGTGGGTGAGCCCTGGGCAGTTGATGCCTTCACTCAAAATAGAATAGTGAAATAGTACAAACTTCTTATGCTTGTCTTGACCCCATTTAGTCATGGTATCAAAGAATACTTCACGATTCACTTTCTTGTCATTGACATATGCACCTTCCTTTGATGTGATGTGCATAATCTCATAGCCACGTTGCTTGAATTGATTCATGACATCAGTTCGGAATAGCATCTGGCATAAAACCTTGGTACTAGGTGCAGCAACTAGTACTTTTTGAGCTTTATTTTCGTCTAGGCCATCAAGGATAGATAATAACGTTTTAGCATCATGTTTTGCTGCATTATCTTTGTCACGCTCACCATCTACTTCATGGATTTGCACCATAGGAGGAATGATGCTACCATTCTCGATCAGTTCAGGTGCAGGTACATTCTCGATCACCTGACCAAACACAATAGAGTTATTCATGCCACGACCTTTAGGACTTTGTGACAGTTTAGGTGTAGCAGTAAAATAATATGCAGACTCTGCATGTTGTGACATCATTGCAGTAGAAACAAAGAAGTCTCGCTTACAGGCATTGTGAGCCTCATCGAAGTAGACTGTATCAATGTGTATTCCACTATCGACAACACGATGAAGAGAATGATAAGTAGTGAAAAGTAATTGGTGTTCATTGTTAGATTTAACCATGTTGTGGAACATGGTGAGATGATCAGGATTGGTTGTAGAATAATGCTTGGTCTCACCAGAATGAATGTGAGCAACTACAGCATTTTTAATATCTTGTGTGAACTCTGCACATAATTGATTCGCAAGCAAGATGCGAGGAGCAACAATCAGTGCAGTGAATGGTTTGTCTGATTCTTCTAATCTACGCATGAGATCACGAATCATAATCAGAGTTTTGCCACCACCAGTGGGAACGTAGACCTGGCCCATACGAACCAGTTCCATCTTGGTGAGGCTTCGGGCTTGGTGGGGACGGAGCTTCATGGGTGATGAACGAATGGGTCTATCGTACCATGGAGCCCCAGCCCTGTCAAGACATATAGAAGTGTGGCACCGTATCAAACTCTTTTATATTTTTGATCATACTCTTTGTAACTTGTGCTCTAATTGCACTTACAATTTGAGTTGATTTAAATATTCCATTTGGATTCTTTTGAAGATATACTTTATATGCTTTCTTTGTAATTACACCAAATACAGTTAGAAATATTCGTTGCTTTAAGTATCTGTGCATTTTCATACCACCACGAGTTAAAAAGTATGATATTTGTGCATTTTCATAATGAGTTTTAATCATAGCAGAATCTGTATTATTCATGCCTGATGTAATTGGATTCTTTAAGATTAAATTGACAACTGCAACTCGATATGTATCTAATACTCTTTGATTTTGAGTAATCTTTTCATATTCTGATATGAATTTAACTAACTTATCTTGCCTACTAGCACCAACAGCAAATACTGGCTGTGATATTTCTCTTTTTGCTCTCTCATATAAAGTTTGAATGTTTCTAATTTGCATCTTATAGGTTTTAGTTTTTGATGATGGTTTACGTCCATAATCATATTTTCCATAAGATCCCTTTTTGTATTCCATTCTGGAATACATTCCTTCATCAGTATATGGTGTGATTGGATCTTTATTCTTTCCTGTCGTTTTCAATTTTCTATATTTTGCTTCTCGCCCAGCTCCATATGGTTTACTTACATCAACTTCAGTACTTATTTGTTGATTTAAGTTTGGAGTTTTGTTTATACTTCCAGTTAGTGCATAGTTTAATGCTTTTCTTCTAATGGAAATAAGTTCATTGTTTATTTTGTTAAATTGTGGATATTGGAATAAAAATTCCTCAAGAGTTTTTACACCAGTCCCTCCAACCCATTGAGTGCTGTATCCTGGAGTATTGAAAAATTGACCATTAAATCCAGCAGAGCCTCCACCATCATCTTGTGACTTTGGCCATGCCATTAGATTAAATTTAACATCTGTTTGATGTATTCCCAACCTTCTATATCTAAAAGTTACAGGAAATTTCCATTGGCCAATTCTATTCACATCAATGTTAGTATGTAAAAATACAGTTTCATCTATCACCTTGTCTATGTCTGTCTTTGGATCTGAAAGCATTGCCATAAACTTACTATATGGATCCACCGCCTTTAACATTTTCTTTGCCACTGCATTTTTTGGCTTTCCAACTACCTTGATATTCTTTGTTCCATTAGTTGAAGGTAGTTTCAATGATACTCCAAACAATGAATGTTTTTCCCAATACTCCTCCAATATTTGATTGTACTTATCAAAGTTATTGATTAGATATATGTCAGACTTTGATAATATCTCGTCCTGAAAATCTTTTTTAATGGTATTCTTTTCTGCCTTTTTTACAATATAGATATCAGCACTTGATAAAATATCTCCTTTGATTGGAAGCTTTAAAGCTTTAATTATTTTATCCAAGCAGTTGGTCTTTATAACTTTCATAAATGGATCTGTTTGATCCAAAAACTCATACATATTAAAATTTTTGGATATTAAATTTCTTTCATATAAAGTCTTGGCTACATCATATACTATTTTAACAGCAATTTCTACACTCTTTTCATTTGTTGATGGAGTAACTGTAGTTTCCCAGTTATCAAACACTCTATCAAATTGGAAATTTTCTCCTAAATGATTTTGATACTTACGTAATTGAACTTCATCGTTTGGTATATCAGGATCAAACAAATCATAGAATGACTGCTCATGCTTTGCAGATTCTCTAACAGAATACTTATATACAGCAAAATGAGCTAATGCAATACACTGCATTAGCTCTTTACCTAAGTCCCATTTTTCTTTTGCCATTATTTTCTCTTGAGAATGGTTGGTGACAGATTACATATTATTTGTCTTACCTGCTCTTCTGAATGCTTCTTCAAGGAACTGAGAGTATGACTTGCATTCTGCAAAGTTTCCAGTAGCTTGTGCTCTTCTGCGAAGTGCTTGAATCAATGGACTGTCACCAGGCGGCATTCCTGGTTTCTTCTTTAAATTTTCTCTTCTTTCTTTTTCAAATTTATATTGATTGGCTGCACTTCTTTTCTTTTTTGGAACTAAACCACCAGTTTTAGAACCAATTTCTACTTCGTCTTTTTCTCTGATTATTTCGTACATTGATCAGCTGATTGATTTTAAGTATTTATAAAAAAAGGGGGCTTATAGCCCCCATATAATTACTTATTCATTTGTAGTGTTGGAACTGGCATTCCACCTTCAGTTGGAACATAGATTGTTACATTACCATTCTTGGCACCATCTTCAATACCAGTGATATACAGATACTGAAGATACTCACGATTGTCTTTTAGGCTATCACCAATGATTTGGTTTGCCTTTGCAACACCTTGAGCACGAATGATCTCTGCTTCAGCAAGTTGTGATGCAGAATCTTTCTTTGCTTGTGCTTCAAGAACTGCTACTTGGCGAGTGAATTCTGCCTTTTGCAGTTCTGCTTTACCAGCAAGAGATTGTTGCCACACATTGTATTGAGGCCCAACAATAAAGACGATGCCAAGAATAATAGCACCCCCACTGATAACAGCAAGAATAGCAGGGTCAATAAAGCCATTACGATCAGTCTTCATAAATCATTCCTTCCATTTGTGCAGAGAGTACAGTGAGTTCATTCTTGAGTTTTAGATTTTCTTCTTGAAGAATCTGGAGCTGTCGTTTCAGTTCCAGATTTTCAGAGTACAGACACATTGCATCAAGTTCTGCATCTGTGTATTTGTTTGGTACATTGGTGGTGATTGTGAAATCATTCATTTGATGCCAACCTCTTTGAGATAATCATGATACCGCATGAATCTGGTGAGTGATGGATGGCCTGGCGGTTTCAGGCTCCAACAGCATTCAGTATAGGACAGAAACTCGTACCAGGGAGTCGTTGGGTCCAGTACGTGAACTGGCACATCGTTAGAGTTTTCCACCTACCACCCCTTCGTAAAGTTTACTTTCTGAAAAACCTTCTTGCCTACCTTTGAGGATGAATCTGGTTGCAGAGATGCAAGATTCCCTTGTGAGAGAAGTAACAAGTGGGTCCCCATTCTTATGAAAACTCTTCCAAGTTTTCCAGCGAGATTCCTCGACACGGAATTGATCATCAATCCAATCTACCTCTGCAATTTCAGGATGCTCGTTTTGGTCCTTCATTCAAATTCTCCAGTGCGGTTCTTGATTGTGCCTGACGAATATACTCCGTCAATTCTGGTGTCTCCATCCATTCCCAGATGGTTCCGTCTTTCTGAGTAAAGCTTTTCGGCATAGTTTGAATTTTCATAGATTTCAACCTCAACGTTAATTTCTCTATCATTCCAGTGTCGAATAACACCAGCAACAATAAAGCAGTTTGTTACAAGATATGTAGTGAAAATAAGGGTACGCACAATTGCAACCTTATCAGCTACTTGATCTTTTTTGTGTGCTTTTTCTCCGAGTGCGAGTGCCCACAGGTGCCACAGGTGTTTCATCTGGTGTAAAGAATGTGTCTAGATCAGAGAACAGTTGCTGTTTCTTCTGTTTTTGTTTGATTGTTTGAATACTTGCATTTGTTGGTTTGTACCTGGCAATATACTTTTGAAGGTGATCTTCGCAAGTAAACCAGCAAACTCGTTCATCCTTTCCATCAATGTATTCTAGTCTGTATGGAAAGCCTTCGTATGGAAAATCACTCATCTAAGTATTTCAATGTGTGTAATCTTACCTGATTTAAAACATATACTACATCGTGGCCAGCATTCCCATTTTGCATTTGGATTTTGTTCTGGATATACTTCAATACAGTCAGTAATGTATTGAGGACGAACAACTCCATGATTACCATTAGGAACCCATTGAAATGTAGCCCAAGGTGGAAGTGATTCATCATCTAATTCTACAAAGTCTGCAGTCATAGATTCATCAATTTCAAATAGCTCACCAATAGGACTAATCCAATACTCTGACATTGTATTGGTTAATCCTTTGGTTTGTAGCATATTATTATTGAAGTGTTCGTTGATTGGGTATGAACAACGAATCCGATCAAACATTCCCATTAGAAATCACCTCTATCTTGGGAGACATCAAAGGTAAATATACCACGTTCCTGCCACATTGTCAAGACCCTCTTGCGATCATCAAAGACTGCAAAGATTTGATACTGTTTCTCGATCTCATCAGCGATCTCTGCTTTCACAATGCCATCATCACGATGGTCTTGATACTTTCTCATATATAAGCCATTATGATCATATGGTGTGATACCATGTTTCTCAAGCCATTCTACAGTTACACCACGATAGTCATCTGAGCGACCACTAACAAAGAATATAGGATACAGGTACTTCAATGCACAAAATATTTCAAGTACCTGTTCTACAGGTTTATCATTGATGATTCCTTTGTTCCATGCATCCCAGTTACGAGGCTTGGTTGCAACAAACTGCCTACGATGTGACACATCGCAAAGTGTACCATCTAAATCAAAGATGATGCACTTTTGTTTAGGAGTATTCGTAGAGGAATCCATGGTTTGTGGTGTAGTGAACGTGAGTAATACCAGCTTCTTTGAGTGCTAGCTGGCAGATAGGACAAGGCCGAGCCATACGTAGTTTACCTTGGGGATTGACCCGTGCAACAATGATAGTATCAACTTCTTCACGACATTTAACAAGGGCTGCGATCTCTGCATGTAGATAGATCTTTTCTTTGAGACCAACACGCTCTGCAAACTTAGCTTGAATTGGGTGTGATTTGGTCTCAAGATTGGTTGCTGCTACAATTACCTTGTTTTTGTTAAGTAATAGAGCACCAACCTGTTTTTTAGATGGAGAAGACTTTGCAGTTACAATAGCCTGGTCAAATACCGAGTCAGAAATCATCAGGCCACCTGCAATTTCAAATGCGACCCATCGTGAGTCATGATAACATCAAAACCTTCATCTTCAGTTGGCATTTCAAATTGATGATACATGCGAGTTATTACAGAACGTGGAATGAATTTGTTTGCTCGTTGAGAGTTGCGAACAATAGCTTCTTCAAGACTGATAGGAAGAACTACAGCAGTCTTGGTATAAGTATCAGGAATCTTTTTTAGTTTCTTGATACGAGACTTTCTAGAAACATTTGTTTGGTCCCAGATAATAGATTTACCTAGCTGAATAGCACGTTCTAGGTCTTTATACATCCTGGTGGTAGCTTCACCAATGACATCATCAAAGACTTCATTGTAAGTCTTGTTGTTTGCTTTAGCATACACTTCAATGTAATCATCTGTGGAGATGATTACATATTCATCAAACACATCAGTGTTTTCGGTTCCTCTGCGAATGTAGCTTGATTTGCCTGCACAAGGAATGCCACACATCATAATCAGTTCCATGAAATACCTCCGAACATCCAGCGTGAATCGTTTAGTTTGGTTTGAGAAGTTAAAGACTTTTCGATTGAATCCATGAGCATTTGCTTGCATTCCTTACCCTGCTTCATGCCGAACATGAATGGGCGATGAATAGGAAGAAGCATTCGGTTTACAAACTCAACGGCAAACTCCTTCTTGTCTGGATACATCTTATCACCACCATCAAAGATGGCGGTAAGGTCTTGTGCCACTTCATCAACTGCACTCCAGAACTCAGACTGGAACTTTCGCAGTCGAGTAGCATCATCCTCAGTGAGCAGTGGAATCATATCATCCACTGTATCATTCAGAATAACTTGAATGATATTCTTCTCTGAGTTGATTTGTTCTTTGGAGCGATGGCGAAGAATATATTCATCTGCTTTGATTTTGACCATGTGACCATCATCAAAGCGAATCACTACACCTTCATCATCATCCCATTTACGGATGTGATCAACAATTTTAGCGAGGTCAGTTTCATCACCAGCAATTGCTTTCACAAAAGGAATACTATAATGTTCTGCAAGTTCTACCATGTTAAAGTATGGTAGATAGTTACCTTTGGTGAGATTACGAATACCAGTGAGAATCAGCTGGTCTTTTGGATAATCTACAACAATACGATTCTTGCGAGAGCACCATTCAAATATAGGTGTCATGCCACCTTCAATCATGGCACGAATGAAAGTATTATATTGTGGTTTATCACCAATGAACACTTCTGCATTCATTGCAACATCAGTAATACCAGCCTTCGTACCTAAACGGAATCCTTCTGGAGTTGGAATAGGACGAATCATCGAACCATCTAGCTTCTCCAGAACTACATGTGCAGCACTCAGATCTAGTCTATCAATCTGAGTTTCTACTCGTTCACCTACATTGAAGAACTTGTGATATGGCCGGGAAATAAGTTGACCAGTGGCATTATCAAAGATGAGACCACGACATTCACGACGTACCCACATATTGTAATGTGTACGATGACGAATGAGTGAGAATGTATCTTCAAATGCAACCATGTAGTTGATAACAGTGTACCAACCTTTGTCCATCACTTTGAATTCAGGACGATCCTCAATGTGAGGGATCACATTATCAAGGTGAGTAATTTCAGGAAATGTGTAATTCATCATCAAAAGTAAAGTATTCGTAGATCTGAGACATTACAGCATCATTGATACGATCAATGATTACATGTTCTTCTGGATTTTCTACATATTTGTGAGCAAGACGCCAACCACGGTTAACACCTTCTTCAATAGCTTGTTCTAGAATGACACGAGTTTTAACTTTCATGATTTATCCTCCAGTTGTCGATAAGCAAACTCAACTTGTTCCCATGCCATTTCTTCACGTTGACGAAGGTTTGTGATGACAGCAGCAGCAATCTCAGGCCACTCATCTTTGCTATTCTGCCACCAATCTTTGAAGTCAGGTGGCATTACTTTGGAAAGCTCATCATCATAAGCTTTGAGTCGTTCAAGATCAGTCATTGTCCCAAGGTGCAGGTCGAGAGAGTAATTGTCGTAGAAATGGTGTGGGTGGATCTGGATTATTGATCTTCTCCATCATAGAGTCAAAAGCTTCTTCTGTCAAGTAGATGGTCTCTGAGAGGTCATCAGGAGAACTTATACCCATCATAGATTCTTCTGTGCCTGGGTCATTGATGAAAGCATCATACTCCATGGTCCACCAGCCATTGTTTAATTCATACCAAAAATCTGCATATAAATGTCTGTCATCAAGACGATAACCTTGATGACAGTACAGACGATACCAATACCAGAATGGAGTGTACTTAATCGGTTTAAATCCGATTATCCATTTGTTTATTACTGTCATCATAATGCATCATCAACCCAAAAGAATCCAAGACAAGTTTTCATAAAGAACCTCACCAAACGATTAGGTTTTTCAGGCATATAATACCTGAAATATCGTCGATTTCCAATCGTATAATAACCTTCGTGTTTGTTTCCCTGTTTGATTACAAAAGAGGTTTCAGCATAAGGATTAGTACTCAATCCAGTTCCATAAGTAAGTTTTGCGTAAGGTGGAAACTCTCCGTGCTCTTTCGCATACTCAAAGTTATCACTAATTCTATCAAACTTATATTCGTAATTTCTCTCCGCAGTTAGTTTAGAGGCATAAAAGTTTCTCTTCGTTTTCTCTATTAGTGCATCAATCTTCTCATCAAACTCTTGTTGGATTTCGTCCAGAGTTTTGGGTTGCTCTGGAATATCCAAGTATGGTTTGATTACATCAAAATACTCATAATCTTCGTTGTAATAAAATGCACCAAGAAACAAATAAGGAGTAATGTATTGAGGTGCTTTCGCAAGTTTCTTTGGGTCAAGTTTATATCCTGTTGGTCCTATTTTTAGGGTTCCTTGTGGTGGAATATAAGTGTTGTTTTGAATGCTTGCTGGGTAAGTATCCAATACTGGTTGTCCTATGTTTTGTTCTGTTGGTTTCCAATCGTTATTCATTTTTGTGATGCCTCAAATCCTCTTTTGAAAGATGCCCAACACTTATGGTCATCAACAGATTTCAATTCATTTGGATATACACCATAATTATCCTTAAATGCTTCCACTACTGGTGTTCGTTGAGAATAAGGTGAAACCCAGTTGGATTTTACAAAAATACTATAAGGTTCGGGTCTAAATCTATCATCAAGTTTATTTGACCTAATATCCACAGAAACATCAAGATTGAGTTGTTTAGCAATCTTCTCAATCCTTTCTTTACAGAATTGTAGTTGTGCGTAATTTTGTGAATGGTGGTCAATAAACTCCACTTCTGTTCCAGGATTTTCTACTGCTTTTCCAAGTGCTTGGAGCATCCTCCCCAATGTCCTTCCTGTTGCTCTTTTTGTTTCGTTTTCCATTGTTGTATCTCCATAAACTTTAAAAACTTTACCAAAGATGGCATCTTTATCAGCACTATTCATTTTGCCTCCCCAAATCTAAAATCATAAAGTCGTTTCACACCACCAGAACCATACTTGATTTCATTTTCCAGTTGTTTGATATACACAAGAACATCGTCGGGAACCTTGTAGTGTTCCAGTTTTAGTGTTTCTTGATTATAGCACGAAACATAAGAACTCATTTCCGTGCCTCCATAGCACTAATCACAGCATCACGAGCACTTTTACCTTTTGCTCTATTCATAGGAAATCCAGTATTTATAAACACCCAATCACTCTCACCATTCATTTTGAGAGAATGTGGTTTGAACTGATTGAGTAGAAACTCAAGGATTTCTGTGTCTGTTGGTTCAGTCATTTTCTTCATCGGGTAGTTTTTCATTCAAATCAATACCATCTAAAACTTTATCAGACCATTTTAGCACATTCTCAATCAGTTT